TGCTGGGCGTGAAGGCAGATGGCACTCGCACGATTGACGACCGCTTGTGGGGCTTGCTGGAGGGCAAGTTCCGTGAAGCCAAGGCAGTCATGGATGGCGAGATGGTGGACACCATGGTGGGCGAGTCAGAAGAGTCGCTGGCGATGGCAATCCTGCGCTCCTACCTCGCAGACCTCTAACCACCCAGCGGTCGGAGCCCCTGCCCTTCGGGGTGGGGGCTCTTTCCGTTTCCAGAGTTTCTGTAATGTCCTGCGGGCTCAGATTGTTCGGGTCGCATAGCAGGGGATTGTTTGCGAACACATAACGGAAACATAATTTTGACATAAGCCCCGTGGGGGCTCGCGAACACGGCTTGACAAAACCCTTGCGCAGTAAGGCTTTGCTGGGGGCTGATGCGGCGCATTCATTCTGAAACCCTTGCCCCACAAGGCTCTGCGGGCGTTCGTTTCTACGGGCACTGGGAGGCTCTACGGGGGCACGCCCCCACTGTGGGCACTGTGACACCCGACCGACCGTTGTCGCCCCCATACGGGCTCCCAGTGGGCTCTGCGGGAGTCTCCATGTGGGTGCTGGGTTACGGGCTCGGTCAGGTGCTGGCTAGACCAATAGTCTGTTAGGTGCGCCTAACAAAACAGGGGTTTGGAGACACCCCGAAACACCCCAAACCCTGTCAGACGCTACAGGAGCCGTTTTGGGGGCGATACCCCCCTGTAGGCACCCTTCATACCTTTTCGGGCTCAATCGCCCCCATACGGGCTCTGAATGGGCAATCCTGAAGGCTCCCGTGGCTCGGTGGCTGGCTCGGTCTCGGTCAGGCTCGGTGTTAGGTGCGCCTAACGGGGCGAGTCGGGGCTCGGCTCGGTCTCGGTCTCATGGCAGGTCAGTGACGGTCTCGGTCAGGGCGAGCCTGCGAGATTCTGTACGAACGCTCACGGGCAGGCGTGCGTGCGCAGGTGCGTGCGTGCGCAGGTGCGTGCGTGCGTGCGCACACGGGCGTGGGCGCAGGCGTGTGTGGGCGTGTGTGTATGCGTGTGTTTTTGTTTTGTGTTTCACGGATTCAAATGTGTTGGGCGAACTCGTAAACAATCAAACAAACTTTCACGAACCCACAACGAACCCGACAACAATCAAACAATCCCTCACGGAATCACAACAACAGCGAACAACGAAACAATCCCTCACGGACAGCGTGAATGAAGCAACACCACCGAGCGCAGACATCACAGCACACGGGCTGACACGCCGTGGGGACATTACAGAAACTCTTGCAGGCATTGGGAAAGGCTCAAAAAAACGAGGTCGGTTTTTCAGTGACATCGGTTTTTTGGAGACATCAAAAAACACCATCGGTTTTGCTGGAGACATTACAGAAACTGAAAAGCCCCCGCCCCGAAGGGCGAGGGCTCACAGTGGAGGGTCGCTGTGCTGTTAGGCGTTGGCGAGGACGAGGTCAATCGCTTGCAAGACCTGAAGGTCAGCGTCATCGGTCTTGCCCATGACTGCGTTGCTCAGGTTGCGCTGGGCACGATTCTTGTCGGTGCCACTGATGTGGTGGGCATAGGTGTTGAAAGCCTGAATGACTCCCAACTTGGTGCCCTTCCATGGAGCGACCATTGGGTTCTTGCTGTACAGGTCAAAGATTGCGTCCTGCTTGTTGCCCAACTTGGTGCGTGCGCTGTTGGTGGTTTCACCCATCTCAGCGATTGGCACAAGGCGGTTCACGATGTCAAAGAACTGCTTGTCGGTCACCGAGACAGAAGCCAAAGCCTCAATCTCAGCCATGATGTTGTCGGTCATGGTGTGAACCACGCCGATGGCATCACGCACTGACTGAACCTTGAAGCCTGAGTGCTTTGAGTGACGGGTGCGGTGAGCAGACTTGCCATCGTTGAGACCCATGGACAGCGTGTTGTCGCAGACGACCACGGTGTTGGTCATCTTGTGGGTCGTGGCAAGCGAGCCGTTGTGGCTGGTCGTTGCGAGCAACTGCGGGCGAACGGTGAAGCCCGATGGGGTTTCAATGTTCTCAGGCAACTCAATGCTGACCCATGCAACTGCGCCACCCTTGAGAAGCCCAGCCTGACCGATGGCAAGGTTGCTGTCGTCCACGATGTTGGCGACTGCGTCAATGAGCCATTCGCCATACTGGTGGATTTGGTAGCCATCCTTGAAGATGCCAAGCACGCTCTGGTCATCGGAGCGAACGATGAACTTGCGGTCATTTTGCAAGACATAGTTGAAGCCCTCAGCGGTCGGGATACCAACGAATGCTGGTGCCTCTACTGCCTGCCAGTTGAGCAAACGGCGATACACATCGGCAACGGGGATTGCGCCAATGTAGTGATTGCTTTCCGAGCCCTGCTCAGATGCTTTGTAGTGCCATGCGTTTCCACGGCGTTCAGTGAATCCAATCAGAGTGTTCTGATTGAGCCATTCCAGTGTTTCCTGTGACATTTGATGTCCTCCTGTATCGGAAGGGGCGGTATTGCCCCACGACCGATTGTAGGGGCGGTCATGTGAGTAAAGCAACAATCGCTCGGTGAAAGTTTCTGTAATGGTCTGAGAACGACAAAAGCCCCCGCCCGTAAGGGCGAGGGCTCCTGCTGGGGGAGTTGTTGGGGGGCTAGAAGGGCTCGGTGAAGCCATCAATCTCGTCTGCTGGTTCGGGCAATTCGTCAGGCTCGCCGCCGAACAACTCGGTCTCGTCCGAGTAAGACACGAACTTGTAAGTGCCATCAGGAAGGGTGGCAGTGCCACCCTTCTCGCCCCAGTGAGCCAACTTTGCGCCGTACCTGAAGAACCCGAATGTGGGGTCGTCAGACGACTTGGTGATGTTTGCCAAGAACGCAAGTGTGTCACCCTCGTTGAGAACCACACGCATCTTGGTGAAGTCAACCACGGGAATGGTGCCCCACAACTTGGTGCCATCTTCACGCTCAAGGATGACCTTGGCAATCGGGGTGTTGTTGTTGCGCCCATCGGTGTCAAACTTGAGAGACACAATTTTGCCAATGACGCTCTTGTTGCGACCGCCTACGACAACTTGCTTGTTGGCAATCATTTCAGCCTTCTTCTCAGCCTTGACCTTGTCGGTCTCAAAGTTGCGCTCAACGCAAGCCATCTGACCTTCAGAGAGAACGAAGCGCATGGACTTGTTCAAGATGTCGGTGTAGAAAGAGTTGCCATTGGCATAGGTCATCAAGTGCATGATGACTTTTTGCTCACGCTCAGATGGCGCAGGTCGTGGTTTGTATGTTGTCATTTTTGATTCCTCCTGTGGAAACGGGACGGGATGCCCCACCACCAAAGATAGAGCAATCGCCCACAAGACACAACACCAAAGTTTGTGTAATGTCCTGACAACGAAAAAAGCCCCCGCACCGAAGTGCGAGGGCTCGTTCCGTGGGGGGCTGATTAGCAGAAGATTGCGTACAGTTGCTCGCACTGCTCAAGTGAATATGTGCCAGCCGAATACTTGCCAACGAGGTGGTTGACGAATGGCTTCAATGTGCCGAGCCACATCTGCATTGCAGGCTCGCCAAAGTTTGTGGTCACGAACTCTTGCGTCCACAGCACATCTGCGAACTCGTGGTGATTCTTCATGCGAACTTTGTGACCTGTGTCTGCGCTGTGACGATGACCCCAGTTCTTGGCACCACGCTCGTTGCCACGATGATAGAACTGCTCCCATTCGCACTCTGTGCAAACTGTGTATGGGTAAGCACCAAACACTGCTGTCCCTGTTGGGTTAGGTGAGATAGTTGACATTTGATTCCTCCTGTGGAATTGGACGGGATTGCCCACTGCCAAAGATAGGGCAATCTCTTGCGAAGAGCAACATGAAAGTTTCTGTAATGTGATTCATCAGACAATCCGTTCTCGCAACTCGTCATAACTGATGTTGACCCACCCTGTCAGGGAGTCATTTGGAACTCGTGGTGAGTTATCTTCCGTGGTAGAAAATGAATGCGCACAGCAGGGCTTGTCTTCCCAACAGGGGTGGCACCCTGCGCCAAACTTGAGTCGCAAGATTGGAAACAATTCCACAAGGCGAATTACACAGTCATGGCAAATGTCAAGTCGGCTAAGGAAATGTAAAGGTTTCTGAAAGTTGTCGGTGAAGCCTGCGTATGAACCAGTGATGTCAAATGACAACCCACGGTCAGGTGGTTCTTCAGGCAACCACCGTGTGACTGGCGCACCACACCCGTCACAGGTGTTGGGAAGAGTTTCTGTCATGTCCTTGTCTTTCGTTTAGTTGGGAGTGAGTCCGTGAGAGTTTGTGTAATGTTCCATTACAGGTCGTCCTCATCACGATGCTCAAAACTCCAGCAGACCTCACCAGTGACAACACCAGCAATGAAGGCATCAGCCTGCAAACGGTCGTAGCACGATGGTGAGTCAAGAACGAGTACAAACTCATAGCCCAAGAGGCATCCGTGTACGAATGCGTTGCGCAGGTCAAGGTTTACACAATCGTTGGTGTCAGGGTATGTCATTTGTGCAATCTCGCCCCACTTCTCAAGATGTGCTTTTGTATAAGTTCTTGGTTGCTTGTGGTAACGCAAAGCGTTGCGTGTGTCACGCACTGCTTGCGAGTAATCCGTTATTACTGTCATGTCCATCCTCCTGTGGTTGGGTTGACTTCATCGTAGGGAATAAAACGGTCGGTTGCAACAGAGAGTTTCTGTAATGTTGGTTTTTTAGTGACATCGGTTTTTCAGTGACATCGGTTCGTCAGATTCTGTATTAGTTTCTGTAATGGGGTGCAAGAAAAAGGGACGGTTTGCACCGTCCCTTCTCCCTCACTGGGGGCGTGAGATGTTACTTAGTTCTCTTCTTCGTCTTCTGCTTCGTTCCAGCAATCTTCGCACATTGCATCTGCATAGATGTCAGAGTCCATTCCACAGATACCACAGTATGTTACTGTTTCTTCGCTCATACCAATGTCACAGGTGACCCACGCCATCGTGGTGCGGAGCAAGTGACCGTAGTCGGCTGATGTGGCTTCCTCGTGGTACGCAGTTACTTCATCGCTGGGCACGCCTGCTTTGCGCAATGCCTTCATCGTGCGAGCAAGGATTGAGAACGCATTACCGTCCTCACCTACTAGTTGCACTTGTGCTTCGGGGTATTTGGTTGTCATGATTCCTCCTGTGGAACTTGGTTGTTGATAAATGTATCGGTCTTGGTCAGGACTTGCAACTTAGGAGTTTGTGTAATGTCTGCCAAGTTGGATTGTGCGTCTTGCTCAAGTTTTTTGATGAGTGTTTCCATGCGTGCATACAATTCTTCAAACGCTTCATCACTAAGTTCGTTGTAGAAAGAAAGAATGCCATCAAAGGTTTTACGCAGTTCCTTTACCGTCTTGAGTAACTCTTGTGGTGCCATCACTCGTCCTCGTCCTCGTCTTCTTCGGCGCACCAGTCGCATGAAGTTTCTGTCATGTCAGAGCCACAGTCAGGGCACTCCTCAACGGGGTCACCATTCTTGGTCAACCTTGCACCGTCAAGCATTATACGAAACTCCATTGCTGTGCCATTCTCGTAACGCACATACACAGGGAACACACCGTCCCCACCAGCAGTGGATGTTGCTACGCCGAGACTCTTTCCTAACTGACCTGCTGTGTGACGAATTGTTGTAACGCACGCACCGTCATACGAGAAATCATTCTTGTCTTCATCAGTGCTGGATGTGAACTCATTGCTATCCCAATGTGACTTGATGTAACACGGGTCGCAGACCATGAGTTGACCTGAGTCAACTGCACATTCTCCTACGAGTGTCCATCCATTTTTTGTACTGTTTTCCATTTTCTCTACTTCCTGTAATGTTGAGATGTTGTTTATTTGTTGAGAATGTTATTCACGACTAAACCGATTGGTGAAGCGTTGAACTTTTCTGCAAGGGTCTTGAGTTCTGTGGACTCGTCAGATTCTGTATCAGTTTCTGTAATGTCATCGTCTTCGGTAATGGCATTGAAGTTGTCAACTAAGTTGGCAACTTGCTCTTCAAGCAATGCAATAATTTCTTGTGGTGTCATTGGAAGAAAGATGTTTATTGCGTTGTAATCATTCAAAACAACCTTAAAAGTTGTCGTGCCAAACTGAGGCATATGGTGTAAGTCAAATGACATTTCTTTTGAGTGTGGATGGATATTTGTTGATGTGCTCATGTCTCGTGACATTGTCCCTCCTCGGAACTAGTTGTTGGTAGTTGTAAATATAACGGTCGGTTTATGGAAACACAACACAAAGTTTGTGTAATGTCAGATGTAGGTGATTGTCTGAATTGATGTGATTGGTGCCATGACTTGGTATGAAGGTTCGTCAACTGAAGAGCCAACAGTGAACCACAGAACTCCATCGCTGTAATCGGTGACTTCTACATAACCCCATGAATGACCATCACGGAGTTGTATGCGAACAAACAAATCCTTGAGTGCGTGAAGAACTGTACAGTCTTCAATTTCTTTATTGGATTCTTCAAGATAGATGATTGGGTAAGACATTGTTTATTCCTCAGTTTCTGTAATGGTGTTCATGAGGGCAAGGTACCAGTCATGAGTTGCGGCAGTACCTGCCAACGATGCGATTCGGGCATCATAATCGCTGGCATCACACCCGTCATAGACAATAGTTGTGTAGTGACCTTGAAGAATGACTGCTTGTGCCCAATGGGTTTCGCTATCATGAATCCTGTTGTCAACTTTGTCAATGTGCAAGATTGCTTCAGAGACAATGTCATTTGCTTCACTTTCTGATTCGGCAAAAACAAAATAAGTTCCTGTCATGGTTACGGTGTATGGCTTTTTGTTAGACATTATTTATTCCTCGGTTTCTTCGTGGTCTTCGCTGATGCCATGCTTCTCAGAGTCATAGCATTCTTCGTGGTAGTTTCCGTAATGGTAGTTACCTTCTTCATCTGTGAACTCCACACGAATCTCACAGTCAAGATAAATCTGTTGGTTGCACTCGTCACATTCAAATCCTGAACACTCGGCACAGCCCCAACCATCGTCAACTGGGATACGGTTAACGAATAAACCAAATCCCGCACCAAACGCTGTTGAGCGTTTGCAATATACACATGGGTCAACTGTCCCCAGTGCTTGTTCTGCTACATTCATAATTCCCTCCTCAGAAAATTAGTTTGTTTTATGTGAAAGGTTCCCTGTCATTCTCGTGTAAGAAATTAATCTCGTGTAAGAAATCGGGGAACCCCCACACACTTATTACCTTACAGGAGAGGTAATAAGAAAACAACACAAAGTTTGTGTAATGTCACCACTCATTTGTGCGAACTGAAGAAGCAATCATTGCTCCAACTCCTGCAAAAATGATTCCCCATACTCCGTAAGCAATAGAACCATTTTCCATACCAAATGAAAGAAAGATTCCGACAAGAAGTAAACTGACGCTCAAGCGTTTCTTGAAGCGTGTCCATTTATGCCAATCTGCTACTTTCATGACTCATCACTTTCTGTATTGTTGTATTCGGCGTACATCCAATCCAATGCTGTGACAACGGCTGTGCGCCAATGAATCCATAGTTCATCATCTTGTAAAATGTAACTGGACAGCAAATCAAATTGGTTTTTGTTTAGATGTGCGCCCCACTCAAGAATCTTTTTAATCTCTTGGGCACCTTCAATGTGGTCAACATCACCAATCATTGCAGGAATCTCTTCAAACTCTTGTTGCAGTGTGATTGGTGTCAACGCAAGACAGTTTCCGTAATGTAAATCACCGTAACCACATCCTTCTAAGATGTCAGACAATTTTGTACCGTGACGATTGGACACAGAGAGTGCGTCAGATTCTGTACCAAAGTTCAACAGTGTTTGGTCTGCTTCGCTCAACTCGTTCTCATCAAAGATTGCACAACGATTGACATCAAGAATGATGCCATCATCGGTACCTACAATAATCATTTTCTTTTTCATTTCTTTCCTTTTGTTGCGTTACGAGCAGACTCGCAAAGTTCTTTGATATCTTTTTCTTCTTCGTGAAGACCAATGAGTGTCAGGATGCCCCACAAAGCACCAATGCCAATGATTACATAAGTCAACATCAGAATGGTGCCTTAATAATTGTAATTTCGTATCCTTCGGATTCAAGAGCCGTTTCTAAAATCTCCCAGCCGTATTGCGTGGAGACTTCTCGTAGGGGCTTTGAAACTTTCTGTAATGCCTCAAGAGCCTCTTCGTATGTCAAATGCATTGACAATGTTTGTACATCTTCTGCATCCCAAGAGATGTGAACTTGGTCGGGGTTACGGTACTCAAGAACTGGTATACCTACTGATTCGGCATAATCCATAAAGGCTTCCTCTTCGTCAAAGTCAGTATTGGAATCGTCAACGATTACACAGTTCTCTGCGTCTACTAATGTGCCTGATTGGATGTCTAAAATCCACTTACTCATCTTTGTCCTCCTGTTGGTCAAGATATTGAGATACTACAGTTGTGAGATGTTCAATCACAACCTGTGAAGCCGACATAAGAATGTCATGCAAATCAATGGTGTCACGAATTGTTTCAAGTTCAGTTTCTGTAATGGGGTGCCCTGCAACTTCATGGAATACTGCGCTGATGTCTAAATCACCAAACACCAATCCTTGCCAGTTGAACTGCTCACAGAGTTTGTCAAAAACATTGAAGCCAACAAACTCGTCATCGTCAAGGTTTGTAATAAATCGTGCAATCTGCTGTGATGTTGTCATTACTTGCTCAAATCAATCTTTACATAAGTTTCTGTAATGATATTTTCACCATCGTAAAGGTAAGCAGTTACATACATGGTTGGCTTTTGGTCACTTGGGTAATCCATTTGATTACCGTCTGTATAGTAATTGAGGTCGGTGACTACATCAAATGAATCCCACTGGTCAACTTCAGGGAACCAACTTTTGTTTTCTTTGTCCCACACTTCGGGGTCTTTGCGCATCTTCCACACAGCCTTTAAACATTTACTGCGAATCTCTGTGTAATTTTGTGCAATGTGTTCGTAGAACTCTTGTGCTTGCATGACTAATTACCTGCCTTGAAATTGGTTGCCCATTCTGTTCCATTGATTTCTGTCAGAAGGCGCATAAAGTTATACAGATGCACACCTCGTGCGTCTTCAATCATCTCTACGACATCTTCTCGTGGTGCGTACTCGTACTGTTCCCAAATCAAGGGTGCGTTAGAGCCAGCCTCTACGAGTGCGAGGATGTCACTGAGGATAAAACCATTATCCATCAGTTCTTCTACATTGCAAAGATGGTGTTCTAAAGAACAGAACAGTGCGTAATCCTGTAATTGCTGATAATTCATTGTTTGTTGCCTCCTGTTGGCGTTGTTGTCAGACTACCCACACATATGGCAAATCACTCACCACATTGGGATAAAAGTTTCTGTAATGTTCGGGGAACTTTGCAACGAGGTTAGAACGATGTGATTCAATGATGTCAGTGCGTCCCCACCAGTCGGGAAGGTCATTCGCATCGGGTCGTATTAACTCTTGCATTTTATAAGCACAAGTATCTTTGTAACCTTTGGCAGTCCATGCGTCACACATTGCGAGACCATAAGCGCAGAGACCTGCTTCGTGACCTGCCCACATCTTTGATGCTGGATGGTTGACCCATCCTTTGGTGAGCCCAAGGTTGGCACGCAAGATTTGTAATACTTCTACACGCTGTTTACCAAGACGCTTGTAGTCAAGAACTAAAGCAATGTCTGCAAAAGTGCGTTCGGGTACAAAAGTTTGCATCAGTCCACCATCTCATCTTTGGTGACTGCCATGTGGACGATGTTGTCCTCATACGCAAGTTCGTAAATAAACTCGTATGGTTCTGAGAGGTCAATAAACCACTCTTCACCAATGTCAAAAGCATTGACATAGTTTTTTTCTATCGCTTTATGTAATGACTCTTGTTGAGCATCATCTAAATAAAAGAAGATGTTGTCATCACGGACTCCGTAGATGTCCTCTTCGGCTGGTTGTCCTTCGTGGTTCAACAACTCTTCACTAAATGAGAAGTAAAAGTAATCTTGGCTATCAGGGCTGTCCTTCCAACAGACAGTCCCTTCAAATCCAATCGGTTTGTGTGTCAACATCAAAATGGTTCCTTTTCTTAATTAGAGTTTGTGTAATGTTTGTTTGCCATAAACAACACATACTCGGCATGAATCGTATCGCTGTTTTTTACTTTCCACTCTTCGTACTTGTCCATAGATTCACAATCGTCCCAATCAATCGGATGTGGGTAATTGCAAGGCTCGTACATGGATTCAAAGATGATGTTGCCGTTATGAAATACATGAAGACCTGAGAAGAATCCAGCCTCTTCGTCATAGTCAAAAGTAAAATACAAAGATGGAAACATTTGAGAGACTTTGAGAAAGCCTGTGTCAGCACAAGACCAAGCAGTTTGGTATTGAATGATGACTTCCCACACACCAAAAGAGTCTTCAGAAACTGGTTGGATGTCTGTATCACAGTCACCCCATTTGCTACCCCAGTTATCATAAGCCCAGTCGTACCAATCTTTGTGACCATACTTGGCAATGTTGGACTCTTTTTGCTTACGGTGTTCTTCTGCCTTGTCTTCGGGGACAGAGCCTGCAACAGTGTTTTGAAGTTCTTCAGGACATGGCACATAAGATTGAAGAATCTTTGAGTCAGTTATCCCATCAATGAAACGATGTACTTCTTCTTTGGAGCCTTTGACGCTCAGTGTGGTTGATACCCAGTTTGGCATTTTTATCCCTCTTCTTCTTCGTCAGATTCTGTAATGTCTTCTACATCAATGGAGTAGACCTCGCTGTATTGGATGTATTCTTCCCAATTCCAACCTTGGTTGGTTGCGTCTTCCTCGTTGTCGCATTCCACTTCGTATTCCAAGTCAACACGAACATATACTTTGTAAGTTGCCATGATTAGTCCTCCTCGTACAAGGTAATTTCCCATGGGCTGTCCCAGCCCACAGAACCATCTGAATCTTCTGTGATGAGTTGGTCATCATCATAAGAGTAATAAACTGCCTCGGCTTCTTCGGCTGAGTTTGCTTCAACCACATACATATGGTTAACAGTTTCAGTTACATAAATTGCATATTTCATGTTGGGTTCCTTTCTTCCCTGCCGATAGAGTACAACCACCACAAACAAAAAGCAACAATTATTTTGGAGGAATATGACCGTAGAGCAAATTGAATACAATATGTTGAAATCACCTGACAATGGTGCATGGCGTGACCATGCATTGTGTGCTGGTATGGGCAACACTCACTTTTTTGAGTTTGGTGCTGGGCGCACTGTCAAAACAGTGGCGTTAAGTATTGCCAAGGCAGTTGACACTTGTGCTGAATGCCCCGTGACAGTTGAGTGTTTGCGCTTTGCAGTAGACAATGACATCAAGCATGGTATTTGGGGTGGGTTGATGCCTAAAGAGCGTAAGGGTCTTCTAAAGAGTTTCTGTAATGTTTCAGAGCAAAGCGTTTAGGTAAGAGTTAAAGGTATCAGCACCTACGAGGATGTCTCTTGACCAAGAGGCTTCTCGTAGTGCTTGCCCTTCTTCTGCACGAACCTTTGGGTCACATAATGCTGTGATGTGCTTCTGCCATTCTTTTGCTTTGTTCTTTTTGGCAACTCTGCCAACTCCCCAAAGTTTCTGTAATGTCTCATAAGCAGGTAACCCCGATGCAACCCACGGAATACCTGAAGCAGAGTATTCAAGAATCTTGATGTCAGACTTAGCATGATTGAATGGGGTGTCCCGTAGAGGTGCAATACCAATATCCATTGTGAGTAAGTTTGGATAATCTTCAGGGTCAGTTGCTGGGAGCGAAGTTACAGAAGTTTCTGTAATGTTCCATTTGGATGCAAGCGAAGGTGCATTGGGGTGCGCACCACTATGCTGGAGAGAGATTAAACCAAGTTTCTGTAATGGTGGGATAGTGCCAGCAACAGTTTCAAGGTCACCACTTCTGTGGTTGGTTGAGCCCACCCATCCAACAATTGGTTTAGTTTCTGTAATGTGTTCGTGGATATTGAATCGCTTTACATCAACAGTATTCAGTAACACATCTATGGGTGGACAATTACTAAACATTTTTAGTAGTCGGTCTCTTAGGTACGGTGTGGATACGGTTATTCTGTCGCTTGTAGCAAGTACCTTTTTGTAATGATTGGTGTTTTCGTTTGGGCTGGTTTTTGGGTGACTTGCAGCAAAAGCAAGGTTGGTTGTGTCCAGTCCCCAGTACCAGTCATCAAGGTCATTGATAATAATCTGACCCGCTTTCTGTGCCAACTTCATGTGTTCAGGAAGGGTGTCATGCATTAGTCGTTGCATGATAATGATGTCAACATCATGGAGCGTAGAATCTCCATCGGTTTGTATAGAGAAGTGCGTTCTGTTCCATACAAGAGTCCCAATAAAAGTATCGGTTTCTAGCAAGGGTTCGTACTGTCCTAGTCGTACCCAACCTGCACCACCCCAATGGCTTTTGTTATCAGGTGACCTCTGTGGTGGGACTCTGTCCCCGCTGGCTATTCCCAGTTTCAACTTCAATTAATTTCCTCGTTTTATTAGCGTGCTTTGAGCAAGGGTGTGTAGGATTTTCTGTAACGGGTACGAATACTGTCAGTGTGACATTACATGAGTCGCATTTATATGTCTTCCTATACATAAGTACTAGTCTAGATTATTTAGTCGGTTTCTGTCAACAGTTACTTATCTGTTTCTGTGTACTTGTCCCTGAGTGGTTTGCGTGTCTTCCAATTAACACAATTCTTTCCCCACTTTGTCATGTTCCTCCAACCTTGGGCTGGACGGAAAAAAGGCTCATTGTTTAATTTGTCGTCCAATGTAATGTACTCATTTGTTGTTTGGTACCCAAAAAAAGCAATACGGTTACCAACAATAATTTGTTCTTCTTTGGTGGCTTTCTTTGCTGTCTTTGCAAACTCCCATCCACCGTAACCCTTCCAAGTAGATTGGGCAATCCCAAGACCACCTGCGTAATAACCACCGTCTTTCCAATCATGGTTGGTTTCACACCAAGAGACTGCTTCCCAAAACTTTATTGAGCCAGCCTTCCGTGTCTGTAATTGTGCAAAAAGTTCAGGGTGGATTATTTTGACACTTGCAGTGTGTACGAGAATTGCAGGAATAGTGGTTACAACAGTTGTTGTACTCGCCTCTGGCGCATCACCTCCTGTTGTTGTTAGGGCACCAAAAGTGGTGGTAACTGAAAGGGTGAGTGCGGTAAGAAGGCGATAAACCATTTTTCTCCAATGTCCATACAATAAAAAAGACCCCGTACCAATTGAGTACTGGAGGTACTCGGAGGTGAATCCTTGGTATGGGGTCTGTCTACAGGTTACAGGGTTATTGGTTGAAAAGCAAGAACCTCAGGATATCTAAATCACCCAATTCTTCGGTCATAAGTGGCACCGAATTAATATTCAAAGTTTCATGCTTGGTTTCTGCAACAGCATTGCAATCTGTGCATCGGCAACCTTGTCGGTAACGCACCCAAGTACCGTGTGACCTTATGGCACTTGGTTTTGGTGTCTTATTGGTAATGACTGTCCGTTCTAGGGGGGTCAGTCCACCCCACATTCCCCAAGTTTCTGTAGTGCCTGCGTCTAAGCATTCTTTCCATACAGGGCATCTACGACACACTTCTCGTGCAACTCCATAGTATTTGTCAGGGTTGTCGGTATCTAATGGGGGGTACCAAATATCAATATGTCGGTTTTTACAAAGACTCTTAGAAATCCATTGTGGTGTGTCCACTACTCATCTTGCCTAACTACACAGTCCCATCCAAGACCTGTGTATCCCCCAAGGTCAGCCCAATGGTCTCTTTTTTCAGGAGACCACGAGATTCGTGCAATCTTTAACAAGTCCATCATGACTGCTATGTCATGTGGCTTTATGTCAAAACCACCACGTGCCTCTATGGTGCGTTCAAGGTACGTCTGCCAAAATGTAGCGGTCGTTTGAAAATCATATATTGGGTCACCGTAAGCATCGTTACGGTCACCATTAATGAGATTAATTGACTCTTTAAGTATGTCTGTACGGTGATTATCTATAGTTGTCATTAGGCCATGTCCACTTGCTTGATTTCTTTGCGTGAGGGTTTGTGTCTTTGTAAATCTGTGTGTAGGTGCTTGTTGGGTTTTTATTGGGTTCCCAAATAATGTGTGACTTTGATTTTGGTGCTACGGGTAACTCAATAAGTACCTTTTGGGCTTCATTGATTGTTACAACTTTTTTAGCAAAATCTAAAAGGTCGGTTACTCTGCGTGCGTACACTTGTTCGTTCCATGGCTGTGTACGAAGGAATGAAATAACTCCTGCACGGTCATATTGGGTGTAATACAAAGGATAGTCGTCTATTGCGGCACATTCGTCTGTCGCAAATGCTTTTAAAATACCTTTGTTTGTACCAAAATGTAGGCTGTCAGGATAAAACCCAAAGCGTTCTAGCCAGTGAATAGTTTGTTCATAAGAAACAGAACCTCTGTGGGTCAGCAAATGAATTTTTATGTTGTTTTCCTTCAGAAGGTTCCAACCTTCAACAGTGTTGTCCATAGGAGCATCACAATTAAACAATTGTGCTTTCTGCACACCTTCTACAAGCCATTCATCAAACTGTTGGTCTGTCAAACCCCACTCTTTATAAAAATCCCATGTAGTAGGTAAGGGCAGTTCTTTGCCCATCTTAGTTTGAGCGTATGCATGAAACACTTTGGCAAAGTCGTATATGACTCCGTCCATATCAATTCCAACATCAGTAATCACTGAGCCACCTCTTATTCTCATCACGGGTTACCCACGCTACGGTTTTTTCTAGAGCAGTTTCAAGATTAAAAGGTGGTTTCCACCCTGCGTTATGAATCTTGGAAGAATCCAAAGCGTAACGATGGTCATGACCTGGGCGTGTTGAATGGTAATCCACCCAGTCAATCTCACAGGCAGTATTAAGGATGTCCGAGATAATCTCAGTCATCTCAAGTACAGACTTTTCTTCACCAGCGACATTCCAACGGTTTGGTTTCTGAGTTTCTACAGAGTTTTTGTAACGTACTGCTGGTGCTTGTGTAAGAACCCACAATAAAGCATCGGCGTGGTTACGGGCATGAAGCCAATGGCGCTCGGATGCTTGCCAGTTTGGAAACCCATCTGTAAGACCATGATAAATACCATGAAGTTCTACAGAGGTTCCATTTGCAATAGAACGAATAGTTTTTGGAAGGAACTTCTCAGGATGTTGGCGTTCTCCAAACAGGTTCATTGTGTTGGTAATGGTCAATGGAAGACCATAAGTGCGCCAGTATGAAATACCAATTGCTTCTTGACCAACCTTGCTGGCTGCATAAGGGTTGGAAGGGAGCATGGGGTCAAGCCATTCTTGGTGGGCGTGCCCTGCTGGTGCGGCTCCATAAACTTCATCTGTTGAAATCTGAACAAAGTGCTCTAAGTTGTCATGAGTGCGTGCCCATTCATACATGTTGAGTGACCCAATAACGTTGTTATGGATGAAAGGTGCTGGGTCAGTAATACTGCGGTCAACATGGGATTCAGACGCAAGGTGTAAAACATGCGTAATATCCTTCAGTTTTTCAGAAACAGGTTGTAAAGGTGCCCTTAGGTCGTGCCACATAATTTTTACTCGGTTTGAGTCGTAATTATGGATATCCAGAACTCTGTCTACTTTACCCGCATAGGTCAGCGAATCAAGTACCAAAATTTCACTATCGGTATTGGTAAGGAGGTGTTCAATAAGGTGATGCCCAGCAAAGCCGCATCCCCCAGTTACTAGGATTTTCATTTAATATTCCTCTTCAGGGTCTTGTGATTCTATGTATTCAGCAAAGATGTCCCAAAGGTCATCATTTGTAGGGTTTAGAGACATGTATCTAAGGGTACTGAGAATCTTCCAAAGAAGATAAGTGTTAAATACTAATAAACCAATTATTATCATTTTATGCTCCAAACTCAGTTGATTTTAGGTGGTACTTATGGTTATGTCAAGAGTCTTCATCAGAAAAGTCAATGACATCTGCATACAGGGCATCGGTGGCTTCTTCGCTTAATCCACCATTAGGAAGCATCTTGCTGGTCTCCCCAACTTTTTGTCCAAACAGTCTTGAAAGAACGCCACTAGACCCACGAGTCTCAACTTCAATACGAAGCATTTCTCGGTTGTCACTGATGCGAGCCATTTTCTCCACAAGGTTAAATACTCGGTCAATTTCTGTAGAAAGGCTGGAATCAAGACCTTGTCCTTCTAGTTCTTCAGCGAACCTAGCGAACATTACACGACCTACTTGCATCTCCAATAAAGCCTTCATAGCAGCCTGAAGTTGGTCTTTGGACTTAATCTCTAAAGGCAAAGAAAACGCACATGTCGCATTTTCGTTAAATTGAGGGCATCGGGGAGCCAAATAGCAATTATTGCACTCCCTTAGTGGGTCAGCATTATATTTTAGAAGGTTAACCTTCTCAGGCTCAATTTCTAGTTCTTCTCCATCATTTCCAACGGTTCTATGGCCTAAAGACACCACAGATTCAATGCCCATTACGGGTAGTAATGACCGCCCTCTTTCGTGCCGCTCATTTGATGGGGCTGTAGTAATACTTGACCCCCCTGGAGCCACTTTTTGAAAAGGAGGGGTAACACCCCCAATAGTAATTATTGGGGGGTCAGAAGGGGGTCCAAACTCGTCTTCGTCATCAGCCACAGAAGGGTCATAGGCCCCAAAAGTATGGGTCTCCCATTGTTGCCAAGAACGGATAGCAAGAGTGCCAACAGTGGCAACATCATCCTCCATTACAGAATCTATGTCCACATCAAGTCGTATAATATCTGCTCGGTGCTTCTTTCTGGCAGACTCTTTTTGCTGGGCTGGATAACGGCGCAAACCATGACCATCCCAAACCTGAGTTTCCCCGTAGCGGATGACAGAAGTCCAAGAATTGACAATAACAGCATCCCAAGGAAGGTGCTCAATGAGGTCAGGCTTAGAAGTAATGCCAATAAGTTTGGCTCCCCAACGGGCTGCCAATTGGCGAATTCTGACCATGTTACGAGGGTTTACAGCCTTGTCTGAGATGGCTACACGACCATACTTTTGACAAAGCCACGCAAGGCGTTCTAAGTCAGTTTCATCATTCCATACAGGAACATACTTATCCCCAAGCCATGCTCCATCATAATCAGGGCGACCAATAACAATGGAAATGTCATCTGCGTAATTACGTACAAAATCATCAAAACGAGTCAAATCTTCATCATTTTCAGAAGTATAGATAATGATTTCGTTACCTTGAAAAATGTCTGACAATACAAATTCCTTCTTTTTAGGAATTGGTAAATGTGTGAGATTTAGAGCAAAATGCTTGACGTTGTTGTCAAGCAACATACGCCGATATGAACCTTTTTCTGACCCTCCGAAAAAGACTTTCACTCCCAACCTGGCCTGCGCCAGATTGATGGAGAATGGGCAGATTCCACGAGTAGACGCTCTGCAACATCGTGGTAGGGGCGAATCATGTGGATGCAGGGGTCAAGCCCTTGTTCAAACTCTTCGTATTCTCCCTCGGTCATTGGTTCTCCATCATGGGTGATGCATACAGGGGGTCCACAAAAACTGTTTTCCAACCCGTAAGCCATCCATTCATCAAAATTCATTATGAGTGGTTTTGGTGGACCGTATGGTTCTGAACCAACGCCCCCATGTTCATTAATCTGACTCACGCCATGTCCTTTCTGCCTTCGCTAATGCTTGGCTTTCAATTTCCTCAACAAGTACATCCCAACTTTTTAGAACTCTTTCTTCGTTCCATTCAAGTCGGATGGTGTCGGGTACCGTCAATAGTAGCGTGGGTATACCCATATGCGCAACCTTCGCAACAGCAATTGGGTCAATATCTATGTACCAATTAATTTTGCCGTAAACAGCATTAAAAGAAGCAACACGGTCAATCTTTACATCCACACTGTCTTCTAAAACAATGTCTACGGTAGTGGCTTTGTAGCCTTCACGCTTTAACCATTCAAGAAGAATGGGAGTATTTGTAATGCCTGTAGCCATGATGGCTAACTTGTTGTTGTACCCAGCATTTAGGGCTCCCCATAGTCGGCGCATTTCTTTTCGTGGAATACGAGCACCAATTTCATCACCAGGGGAAGCAATGGCATCAAAATTAATTAGAATCACTTGTCGTAAAGACCCATTTCAGTGCGTTGGCGATGCGTATAGTATTCGGCGGCAGGGCAGTACATACACACATATTGTCGTTTTTCTTTAGGAATACCAGTTTTACGTCCAATAGTCTTATCGTCATTGCACCAATCAATGCAACCCTGACTTGGTCGGTTGTGACGACTAAAACATTTGAGTGCATCAACTTTTAACTCATCTCGGAAGTCACGGATGTAAACATCTTGGTCTTGCAACTCTCTTTTAAGTGCTGTTTCTACATCTAACTTAGATGCAGTTTCTGGGTCTGTGCGATAGATTAATGCTCTACAGTTCTGAGGGTCGGGTACCTGTGCGTTATGTCGGTCACATAGTTCACGCAACTCTTGGTCATATTCAGGTGGTCCATCATACGGACGCATCTTCCACATAACCCCATGGGTTTTGCATACAAGTAGACGGTCAAAGTCTTTATCAGCCATTTTGTGCTCCTAGTAGTTTCTGTAAGGTATCTTACATGATACCTAGTGGTGTTGTCTACTGTTACTGAAGGTGCGATTCAAAATTTGGGAAGTTTGGTGCTTCTTGAATATTATATTGAATTTGAAGCATGTTTTTGCGAATAGCGGCTGCTGTTGGGTCAACATTGCCACCACGGTTTGGGGTAAGTGATTTAAACTTGCCATCGCCTGCACCTAGAGTGAGGTCACGATTGCATGAGCGGGATTCATTAACTGCCATAATTTACTTCTTTCCTTTGGGTTTTGCGGCTGCTTTTTTAGCAGGTGCTTTAGAGGCAACTGACTTTGGGCCTTCAACTGTTTGTGGAATTAAAGTAGTTAAAGGTTTCATTGATGCTTTATCATTTAAAGGATTTTTACCCATGACTGGTTTATAGTCTGGGTCACCAATTTTTGGTTTTGGTTTTGCTGGACCATATTTTTTAGCGCCAACTCCACCTTGCTCGTTAATCTTACGACCCTGAGTCTTGGGAGCACCAATGTTACCTGTAGCAGCAGCAGTTGCTTCTTGAGCAGTAGCATACCCAGACTTAGGACCTTGAACAGGTTGTGACATTGGTCCTGCTGCTGGCGCTTGTGGACCTGCTGTTTCGGAAAGCCAAGGTCCATTAACACCTTTTTCATTTAATTTTTGACGGGCTGTGGCAGCCTCAGGACCACCCTTTTCGTCATTAGCATGAGCGTAAAGACCATCTGGCACTTTAGTACGGTTACTTTCGTCAAGTTGACCCATAGGTTGTGGACCTGATTCAATAGCACCAGCAGGTTGTGGTCCTGCACCAATTGCAGGAGTACCTGGACGCTGTGGACCCGCAACAGGTGTTTGTGGACCTACTGGTGGAGCACTAGTTTGCTGTCCAACTGGAATTTGTGGGCGACCAGGACCTACTGGAGGAGCACCAATTTGTGGAGGAGTTCCAGGAGGCTGCATCTTTATTGGTGGCGGTGCTGGTGGAAAAGGAGGTGGCGGTGGTGGGCCATAAATTGGCGGAGTAGGACCTACTGGCGGAGTTGGAGGCGGAGTAGGACCGACTGGAGGAGTCGGCGGTGGCGGCGGTGGAGTCGGCGTTGTGGGACCAACTGGAGGAGTTGGACTACCACCACCGAATGTACTGTTGTTTCCGCTGAAGGCTGTCTGTCGTCCTCCACTATTTTTGGATTGAAAGGAGTTATCGTAATCGCCGTTTCCAACATTAGCGCCTCCCATATTACCGTAGACAGTTCCGTAGTTGTCGTTACCTTGAACCATGGTAATGCCATGTGATGCTAACGCACCACTAAAATCTCCACGCCGACCACGGCGCATACCACGACTATTAGCAGGGGAAGTAATAGATGCATTTTGGCTTCGTCCACCACCTGCAACTGGAGGACCCATTAAACCATCGTCTGCCATATCGGAACCATTTCTTGAAGAGGCGGTTGAGCCTGAATTGTCTTTATCCATTTTACCATCACGTGAGTCTTTGTATTTTTTAGCGGCCCAGCCACCTACGCCACCAACAGTCTTTTCAATGGTATCGTTCAAGCCTGTAAACATGTTGTAATGGTTTACACCAGTATCATAATTGGGTCCACCGCCACCGCCACGGACACCCCGAAAGGTAGAAGGTGAACCTGGAGGTGCTTGGTACGTCCCAGGTTGTCCTGTCTTACGCCACATTTCCCAGTCCATGTGGCTTTGTGGAGCACGCCCTTGCTGTTGCAAGTAGCGGTTAATATCTTTATTTGTATTGAAGTCTGAATCTGTCATTACTATTGACCTGCTTGTGCAGACTTTTCAATTTGGTTAGCAAGAATACTTTGCAAAGTAGATGTGGTGCCATGTTGCTTCAAAAGGTCAGAGGCGCTTCCCCATGCTTCAGTTTCTGACATACCATGGTTGCGCTGGATATGTTGCGCAAGAATGGCTGTAAGAACATGAGGAGAATGGGTCTCCATCAATTTACGAGCCTCTTCATGGTAGTTTGTTTCATTTTCCATTATGCCCACAATCCTTGCATTGAGTAGCGACTAGAACCTTCAAAGTTGTCTTCCATAAAACCATTACGGAACATAACTGGAGCACCTGAAACCCAACGGCTATAAGTTGGCATAGTTCTTGGAGTATCAAGTACATCCATTATAGTCATTTCTTGACGGTTAAACCCACGGGTTTGTGGAAACAACTGTTGTGGTACAAGCGGACGAATTGCTCTAATTTGTTCTGGGGGTAGCAAATAAGATTGTAAAGCCTGGTCTACCAGCATCTCTGTATGAGACTGATTGGGCTTGTACGGAACTTGCATTATTGGATGTCAGCAACAACTTGTGGTGATTGTGAAAGAGATGCAATAATGTCACGGCGGGTACCCTGCATACGGCTCATTGCACGCATGTCATGGTTAGTTTCTGCAATGCCACCTGGGTCATGGCTATTTGGAATGTTATTTGCATTTAAAGCATTGTAAGCGCCCAAAGCAGCAGCAAGAACTTGTGGTTCTGCTGCCATCATGTGTGCAATTCTTGCGGGGTTATCCCGCTCGTCAATTCCTCTAGTCATTGGGGTTCCTTAGGTGTATTAGATGGGTGGGCGGCACGAGAACTTTGTTGTTTTTGTTCCATAATATATTCTGTAACTGCATCGTGCGGTTCAGACGGATTAGCAAAGTTAACCCAAAGAACATTAGGAGTATTAACATTCCGCACAACTACTGGGTTGCGCTTAGGATTATTTCGTTCATCACGCCCTCGTGACATTACTGCTCCTCGTTGTCTTTTTGCGCTTCTAAGTGTTTACGCAAATTTGTAAGACGCTCTTTTTCACGTGGGTGAGGAGCGCCATAATCTAAAGTTTGGTTAATTTCCGCAAAAGTACCTTCACTGATTTCACCTTTTGATGCAAAACGTCCTAAAGCAGTATCATTACCCTGTGACCAGTCACGGGCTACTTGCTGTGGTCCATCATTAAGTTCAAATTGAGGGGTCGGTTTTGGACGACCTACTTGGCGCTTTGGGTGGTCACGAGTATCTTTTCCACGAGGCATTATTTTGCTCCACATCCAACACAAGGAACACGCTTACTAGGGTGGATAGATTCCCTGTCGTGCCACTCCAATGCTTCTCCCATGTCGTCAGTGCAATTGCTACAAAGTGGTCCGTCTTCGTCTTGACCAGCATTGGCACGATTTTGGTAGTATTCCATATCTGCACCCGTCATCATGAATGATTGACGGTCAACACCACGATTAGGGTGTTTACTAGTATCTTCTCCACGAGGCATTAGTAATCCTCGTTTTCTTCACGGTTGTCAAAATACTGATTAGTAGCATGCGCTGCTACGCCACCTACAATAGCACCTATTGGACCATATCCAGCAGCACCAATAGCAGCACCACCTGCTACTCGCAACATGTTATGTAGTTTGTGATGGTCCATTCCATGTCCATCATCAAAAGACTTTCTGCGTGCCATTATTGATTATTCCATCCTAGTTTGCCACCCTCTACCATGCCACCTTGCGTGATGGCTCCACGAATAGCCAAATGGCGAGCATTTTGAGGTGACTCACCATAACCTCGGTAAGTGCGGTATGATGCACGAGCATTCGCAGCACCTTCGGGATTTAACATAGTTGTTGGTCCTGTGGGATGGGAGTATCCCTGTGCTCTATAGCCTGCCAAAGTGTCCTTAGACATTCCACGGAACTCACTACGTGGTGTTGAGCGGTGGTTACCACCAACTGAATTTCCTCTATGGTCAGTAGTCATTAGTAAAAAATACCTTCAGCAGGGTCTTTTGACTCTTTGTATTTTACCGTGGGTGGGTACTCGTAGGGAGAACTGTAGCCCATTGAGTTTTTACCTGAACGAGCGTCTACTGCTTCAGAAATAGCCGTAGGAATGTGGTCAATACGGTTACCAACATTGTCATCGTCTGGAACGGGTTTGTCAGGGTGGTAAGGGGTTGAGTAATCAACACCATAATGTGCATCGTCTAGGTAATCGTTTCCTTTGCGGTGCTCATCAATAACTTCCTGTGCGGTGTCTGAATCAATTTTATAGTAACGTTGAAGCGCTTGGATAACACGGGGGGTAGGGCGGTGCCCACCATGTGATGTATCAGGGTTTCCTACTGGATTTCCTCTATGGTCAGTTGGCGGCATTAGTAGTGTCCTTTCTTCAGACGCTCTTCTCTAAGGTTATACTCTTCTTCAACATCTTCAGGGTCCCAGGGGTCAAGTACTTCATCTAAGTTAGGGCGAGGGATACCATGTGGAGGTGCGTCATCTTCATGGCGGATGTTAGACGTATCAGGGCGAGGGATACCATGTGGAGGTGCATCATCATTATCTTGGGTATTCGTGATACGTGGGTCAACTGGGCGGCGACCTGGATGGTCTCGTGAATCTTTACCTCTTGGCATAACTCTATTTTACCTTATTTCCACGGCGGTGCTAATGATTTAAGAAGAGCACGCCGTTCAGCACTAATCTCTTGAACCTGTTCTTCTCCTTGGCGAGAAGGGATGCCACGAGGACCTACTTTTCCATCATTGGTAAGACGAACAGGTTCTGCTCCAGGGGGAGCAAATTTAAGACCTTGAGATTCTAATTGAATTCCTGTCCAAAGGTTAAACTCTTCGGGCCAAACGTAGTCACCAGGGTTGATGCGCTCACCTTTATGGACACCACGGCTGTACTGCCGAGCATTCATACGACTTAATGTTCCAAGAATCTTGTCTTGGCGGCGGTTAGAAGACATGGTGCCAAGGTATCCGTCTGGATACTGTTCTTCTACACCTGTGCGGTACCCCGATAGCAACTGGTCTTTAGAGTTGCGCCAAACTGGAGAAGGCCCCATGCTGGCAGCAGTTCCCATACCAGGAGGTTCATTAGCGCTACCCCACTGAGTAAATGTATTAGCAGCCATTACTGTAACCCACCTGCGCTAGGACCACCTACAAGACCCCCTTGACCACCACCTACTGTGGAAACGGGACGAGGGGGGCGTGACATAAACTTTTGGTATTTGCCACTAGCGGGTTGACGGTTACGCTTACGAGAAGGCATTAATATGAAGTCTTCGGTGGTTCGTGGGACGGGTCTTTCTCCATCTTCCGATATTGTTCGTCTTCCCAAGCGGTCTGTTGTTCTTCTGGATTCAACTTTGCGTATACTTTCCCGTACTCGCCATCCATGCCACCACGTTGCGTAATACGTTTTCCGTTATGTGTTGTCATAATCAGTCCTTACTTAATAATTGGTTTAAAAGAAATTGCAGAAATTGTTTCTCCGTCATTGCCTGGGATGTCATCAAACCCAATAACAAAAGATAAATCAATTCCACGTGGGGCAACAAAGCCACGGGCGATAGCGCAGGCTTTGGCTGCTTGGTTTACTGCTGATGCGCCAATAGCACGCATTTTAGGCATTTGCCCAGCATTAATAGCACGAGCCATGATGGAACCTACGGATTGCGGGTTACTAGAACCCGATACCTTCAGAATATCGTCAATGGTGGTGTTCAGTTCTTGTGACATAAAAGACTCCTAGTAGAATAGTTATACCTTTATTTTACTGATAACCAGCCTCATCTAAGAGCCCTGTGAGGTCTTCTAGACGCATCACAACGTATGAATCACCCAATGCTTTTTCCCCCTTACCAGGGCGTTTAACAACCAACACAGGAACTGCACCACCAAGGCGTTCAGCCTGTTCTACAGTGTCATTAAGCCATTGGCTCAGTTGGAATGCTTTTTGGTTTTTGCATTGAACCGCCACTTTTCTAAGAGGGCTCTTGCGAGCAATCCCATTGATATCCCCAGTGTCATTGCCACCAGATAATGCAGGACGGTGAGCATTGATAAACCCCTTGTTGATTAAGTAGTCCCTTACAGAAACTTCAAACGATGTGCCTTTGGCTTTAGCCTTATTTGACACGGTAATTTTCCCGTTGCCAAAGAATAATGACAAGCATTGCGCCAATAAAAAAACCTGCAATAAAACTACTCATTATGGACTACTTCTTTTGTCAGGTTTTTATGAATGTCTAGTATGTGGGACCACTCTGAGTACCAACGCTTTGCGTTGGCTTCCTCCCTTTTGGCTTCAGTACGCCAAATACCTACTTCTCTACGAGTCACATCTAGTTCAGACCTAATCAGTTCTATTTCTGAGATTAAAGACTCAATGTGCTTTTTGTGCTCATCTCGCTCTGAGAGGGCTTGCACTAACTTTTCATTTAAAGATGATGCGGCGCATTCATCTACACATACTAAATTAACCATTGTTTTTATTTGTCCTTAAACATTTGTCCAGTAAATGCACCACAGCAAAAGACTGCGGTTACCATAATTATGAGTGTAAAAAAATCAGCCATAGGATAGCCTTTCTAGTCGTGCAATTTCTGCTTCAAGTTCTCGTACTCTACTGCGTAGATTTACAATTTCCTCAGCAGCACGATGAACTATTTCGTTAGCAAAAAGGTCGCTGTAACCAAAACGGTCAAGAAGTTCGTCTACAAGGTCGTAAGTCATACACGCTCCGTAACTTGCACAGAAACAATGTGCTTTTTAAATTCACCACACCAGCCATTTATAGGAGATGTTGGAAATCCAGAATTGGTAGTAGTGGAACCAACAGGTGGATACCTACGACACTCCACCCAATCAGAACCATTAATTGGCATTGCAAATTCGCAAATAATACATGACTTATTGCCCATAAAATGACCTTACTTTTTCTTTTAGTTTTTCGTTTTCTTCTTCTAATTTTTTACAACGTTCAACCCAAAACTTAATAACCCTGCGTTGTTCTGTCAGTTGGTCACTAATCGGTAAATCAGGCATGTGGGTCATTTAAACTCACCTAAATAAAGTTTAGAGATGTTTGTAAGGTGGTCAATACCACGATTGGTGATTACCCAACCTTTTTTAGTTTCTGTAAGGAGGCCATGTCGGGTTAAAGTATTAAAAGATTCTTTAACTCTGCTGGGTTTACTAAACTTGTGGGGGAACAATGCCAGAGTCTGTTCAACACTAATTGGGCGTGTACGGTTCATACGAGCGTAGCGAAGTGCAACATGGGTGCCCCCACCATAAGTAAATTTGTCTCTCATGCTGAGTACCGTGCCTGCCTGCGCTCTTGAGGAGCAAGGCTAATGCGCCTGCTTAACTCACGACTAATTACCTGAGCACCACGTTCACAACGTTCAAAAACAGACTCAACTAGTTTACGGTAAGCACGCTTTTCTGAGTACAATTGCTGGGCTTCAATAACCTCAGGTTTTGTGTCTCTACGTGCTTTAGCGAGTGTGACAGTGTCACCTTTTTCTTTGTCACTCCATTGACCGATAAGAGTTTCTGCTTCAATGACCTTTAAATCATTTGCAGCACGCTCTTCATCAATCTCAGCCAAAACCATATCGGCTTTAGCAAATGAAACCCAGGCCATAAAAAGAGTATAAAACTCCATAAGTTGGTTGTCTGGAAGTTCATCTAGGTACAATGGAATATCAGGAACGCTACCTTCAGGGCGGTCAGGTAACGAAAACTTCTTAAGGAAGTCTCCCATGATGGAATGCTTAGGAGTCAGCGGATTGTTCAATGTAGTCTTCCTTCCAACAAACTTTTGAATAAGGGCAATATTTGCAAATGCGACTTGATGAATCTTCTGCAAGAGTCGGTCGCATTGGTGGTATCCCAGAATCTAGCGCCCTAATAACACTTTGACAACCTGCCAAGATGTCTTCAATCAACTCTGCTTGATACTTAACTGAAAACTCTTTTACGTCCTGATTGGCTTTCCATTCATAAAGGAACACACCTTCATGGATACCAAGACAGTACATATACAAGTTAAGTTGACGCAGGTGTGTTGGAAAGGGTTGGCGCACCCTCTTCCACATGTCATTCTCAGATGTAGCAGATTTGAATGACTCGTAGTCTTCCATGCGGATAGTGCCAGCGCCTACGCTCTTAATCTCAAGGATGGCACGACCTTTCTTGTCATTGATGATGCCATCAGCGTGCCCCATAAGGCGATATTCCTCATTAAGGATGGGTACTTCAACTTGTTCAAGTACACCTGCGTCTGTGAGCCACTTCTGCCACTTAGCGTGGATGGCATGGCCTTCAGCAAAGATGTTGAGTTTCTGAAATGTAAAGGTCTCACCTTGCTTTTCGTAACCCTTGATGGTGTACCAAGAAGAACGAGGGCACCAATCCTTTTTACAAATCTCCGAAGGGTGAAGATGCAAAGTATCACGAGTGCTATTGAGTTGTTCTTTAATAAGTTCTTTTTCAACTACGGGAACAAGACGACCTTTAGAAGTAATCAAATTCTTATAGTTTTTGAGATGCCATGGTGTGTCTGTCATTTTAGTTCCTTGTATAAACGTTCCGCTAAGTCTAAAGAGTGTGTATTGCCTGTTGTTACGTAATCATGGTAGAGGTCAAGACATCGTTTTTTGTCATCAATTTTTTTATGTTTAAAAACAATGTCCATAGGTTTGTAGTTGTGTGCAAACTTATGATGGAAGTAAACAATTAGGCCTTTACGTTTTTGCCCAACAACATTAAAAATTTGTTGTTCCTCATGAAGGTTACTCAAAGGACCTGTTATACGACCTGTTGACTTAATGTTTTCTCCATGACTACGCAGAAACTCAACAAGTTCATCAGCAGTCATACCGTCAGGACAACCAGACAAGATATTTAAAAGATGGTCAACCCTTTTAGTCACTCTGTTCTTCAATCATCGCTAAAAAATCGTCCTCAACAAGAACCACATAACCACGGTTATTGAGGTCAAATTGAAGAATAGGTATGCGGTCTTCAATAATCGCACGTTGTCTTAACTCCCTTAAATCTAGTTCTTTGATTGTAATGCTTTTGGTGCCCGTTGTAAACTTGTTCTCAATAAGAAGTGTTTCAGAACGAACATCATTTTTGCGAAGCCAACCTGAGCCACTACCAGCGTTACGACTTCCTTTGTAGGCTCCCGCTGAACGCTTCTCTTGTTTTACAGACTTTTTAAGGATGGCTTTGCGGTCTTCTTTATCAAGAGCCACTAAGCGTCCAATCCAAACTTTTCCCAAACCTCTGCTTTGATAGCAGCCTGTAGGTCAAGGTCTTCACGAATACCTGCAATGAGTGCTTCTTTACCTTGCCACTTTTGGTCATGGTACGAATAGAAAGCGCCAGCACGAGTAATGATGTCTTCAGATGCTGCAATGTTTACAATGTCTTTAATAACATCAAAGTCACCAAAGTTAAAACCTTTGCTCTGTGTAAAATAAAAATCAATAACGGCTACTTGTTGTGGCTTGTAGGTTTTGTTCTTCATAGTACGAGCCTTAATGGTTTGACCAACAGTCTCGTCTTTCTCTTTGAGCCATTCATCACGCTTAACTTCTACACGGCAGAAGTAATGAAAGTTCTTTGCTTTTCCACCTGGTGTAGTGCGATTATCGCCCCACATGACACCAATCTTTTCACGCCACTGATTAATGATAATCCCTGTACAACCTCGGTCCTCATGGACAAGAGAACGCTTCTGTGATTTGGATGACTTACGAAAAAACTTACCAGTAAGGCGTGCTCCGAGCCCCATGGTGAATTCCTCCATTGTCTTCTCAGCCTCATCTGTTGGAACAAGTGCAGGAAGCGAGTCAATAACAATCAAGTCAATTGCACGGTTGTCCATAACTTTCAATACGAAGTCATACACATTTTCCATGATGTTGGATTCAACTACCCACAAGCGGTCAAGGTCTACACCAATAGCCTTTGCGTATTCAGGTACATACTCTTCAGCAGCAATCCATAGGGCACAAAAATCAGGGTCTGCCGCTTGGTTAGCCGCAATGGTTTTGTATGCCAATGCAGTCTTACCTGATGATTCTTCACCAATAATTTCACTCCATTGATTGACAGGCCAACCTCCGCCAAGCATGAGGTCGTATGCCAGCACGCCTGTGGTAATACGAGGAAGTTCTTCTTGAATGCGGGAACCTTGTACAACCACCTCTTCTCCATACTTTTTATTCATAGATGAAATTAGTGCTTGTAATGTTTCGTGTGTTGCTGTTGACATATTGACTCCTTATGACCAGTTTGCTTCGTCACCTTGGTGGTAGATGCCATTCCAACCACATGTATAACAACGTGGAGCAGGTGCATTACCACCTACGGTGGTTCCCCCAGTTGACTTAGTACGACTAAAAACATAACCGCCACCGCAAGCAGGGCATGTCATCGTATCACGGCGAGTAGCCTCTCCGCCATTCGTAATGCCCATTCTTAGTGCTTCACTAAAAGATTCTGGTTGAGCAGTTGGTTGCTGTGAAGGACTTTGTGTAATGGGTGTTTGTGTTACAGGCTGTATGTGTGTAGGAACAGATGTAACAGGATGCGTAAATTGTTGTCGTGGTGCAGTTGGTTTTTCACCTGCAAGTTTTTTTGACCACCAGTCAGTCATAATCTTCTTCTCCATAAGGTACTACGAACGCCAGTTTTTCAGCATCCATAATTTTGTTGAGCATCGCTACTCCATAAATAGTGAGAAGGCTTTGAAAGTCTTCGCTATTTGTTTCTGGAGAAACTTTTTCAGTTTTCTTTAAAAATTGAGTAAACCACTTAGATGATTGTTCAATTTCTTTAAGAAGACCATAATGCATGAAAACTGCCCACCTTGTCAAGACATCTTTATGCTCTTCTTCTTCTACATCTGCTGAGGGGTATGCAAACCCCATATCGGCTGCAAATGTTTGACCTTCTACAGTTGACATTCTTAGATAAAAGTTGCGTTTATCTAGACTTGTCACCCTTTTGCCTCCGCCCAGGTACTTGCCATGTCACAGGACACACGAAGAGGAACACCTTGGATAATAGTATTATGCCCCATTGCCTTCATAAACAATTCTTTCATTTCTACTGCCTCTTCTATTGGAGCAACTGCTATTAGTTCGTCATGAACCTGAACAAGGACTTTTAAGTTAGTCCCCTTAAAGGCTCGGTCAATGTCAATCATAGCCTGCTTGCAAAGGTCTGCTGCTGAACCCTGAACCACCGCATTAACGGCTTGGCGCTCTGCACGGGACCTAAACTCTGAGTTGACGGAAAGGAGGTCAGGAAGCCTTCTACGCCTTCCTGTGATGGTTTCAACATAACCAAGCCTGCGTCCTTGTGCAACTACCTTCTGCTTCCATTCAGTGAGACCTGAGAATTGGCGGTAATACTCCTGAATCATATGTTGGGCTTGCTCAAAGGAGATACCAGTGGTGCGTGCCAACTTACCAGCGCCACCTCCATAAGCCGTTAGAAAGTTAACTCCCTTACCAATCTGGCGTTCCTCACTTGTTACGTCTTCTATTGACTTGCCAAAGAGTAGGGCAGCCGCACCAGTGTGAATGTCAATGTTGTTGTTAAAAACTTTAAGTAATTCTTTGTCTTGGGAAAACATTGCCATTACCCGTAGTTCAATCTGGTCATAGTCGGCAACCAACATAGTTTGACCTTCAGGAGCAACAAACAGACTGCGAATACTTGATTCACGAGGGATGTTTTGAAGGTTGGGTCCAGAAGATGACAAGCGACCAGTGGCTGTTCGGTGAAGGTGAAATGATGGGTGTAGGCGACCCTGGTTCAACTGAGGGATAAGACCATCAACATAAGTTGATTTAAGTTTTTTAGTTTCAGCCCAACCTAAAAGCATTGTAAGAGCAGGGTGCTTGTGCTCTAAAAACTTGAGACTCTCTTCGTCTACAGATGGTTGCCCTGTAGCCGTGGTCTTGTGTGGTTTAAGGGCTAAACCACCCTCACGCTTCTTATTAAACAAAAACTGTTGTTTATGTTTTGTAGAGTCAGGATTAAAGCCAATAGGAGTGTAATCAGACAAATCTAATAAAATAGTTTGTAACTTGGTATCTAACTCTTTTCCAAGATTTACTAACTGCCTTTCATTTACAGGAATGCCGTTGTTCTCCATATGCATAAGAACTTCCAACACTTGTGAGTCTTGGTAAAAACAACGAAGTAACCCTTCGTGGGTACAAATCTTGGGCCATAAACGCTGGTGCAAAAGCCATGTCCAACGAACGTCCAAGTGCACATACCTAATGGCCTTGTCGTAGGGAACAAAGTCAATGACTTTACCTAACTTGCCATCACGAGCGTAAGCATCATGCTTACCGTAATTTTTCATAATGATGTTCTCAAGAGAGTAAGACATTAAATTCTCGTCTACAAGGTGTTGCATCAACATGGTGTCGGCGTAGGGGCCAACAGGGATGTCTCCTCCGTAGTACTTGCTGATAGAACGAGCGTCAAACTTAACGTTCTGCCCAATCTTTACAAGAGAATCGTCAAAGAACAATTCTTTTAAAGCACGAAAAACATCAGCCTTATTTAGTTGTTCAGGTGCTTCATCGTAAGTTGCAGGGATTACATACTTGGCTTTAGCCATAGACTCTTGCCCATTTTTGAGCAACTTTCTGTAACCCTCAGGTGGGGTGGTTGTACCATCCCCTACCTGTTCTGGTGTCAAAGTGATACCACGCTTGTGACCCATGGGAATAGCCCATGATTTACCAGCAGTGGCTAAACCAATCCAAAACACTTCATTGCGTAGAGGGTCAAGAGCCAAAGACTTTCTGTACTGTGCTTCAAAGTTTTCACGAGCACGATTAGCAATCTCAGGACTTGGATTCTTAAGAGTGGAAAGATGTTTCTTCCAATCTTGAATCATTACTTCTTCTACGTCAGGGTGGCGCTCTAAAACTCCACGGGTTTCAACGTCAAAAGCAAACATGCCAACGTTGCGAATCTCTTCAACAACGTTGGCAAGTTCGGCAAGACTTGAAATAACGTGGGGTGTTGACCCCACCGTCATTAGACTTCTTCCGCTGCTATTGAAAGGAGGTCCGAACGATTCGGAATCTGAATGATGTCAGCGGTGTACGCCTTCTCCGACCAGAGTGCATGGTCTGCATCTGTGAAAGAACTGATGCCCCACTCTTCAAGGTCACGGTCACGTACCAACTGGTGAGCGGTTGCACTAGTGGCACCCTTACCAGTCTTGCTGACTGCCCAGAAATGCTTAGACAAAGGTCCAGTGCGTGGGTCGTTGTGGAAGTTCTTCAACTGGTCAATGACACGAGGTCCAACTTCGTATGAACGTAGTGCGTGGTTGCCATCGCTGGCAAGAAGTACAACGTTAAAAGCAATACGAATAGATGGACGGTTGCCTGCGTCACAAAGTGGGCACTCATCAAACTCACCGATGCAAACGAATGATTTCTGACCTTGGCGCTCAACCCAGTGCTGTCGCCATGATGCGTATGGCTCATCGCTGAGAAACTTAATGATGATGGGCTCGTCCTCAATGCGGAGGCGAGTTGCGTAAGGGGAGTCTGCATCTTTTACAGCAGAGACACCTTCCCATCCCGAACGGATAATGCGGCGAGCAGCAGGTGCTGCGGCTGCGGGTGTTGGTGCAGAAGTTGGTACTTCTGCTTCTTCGTCAAAGTCGTGGGACATTTCTTTACTTTCGTTATCTAGGCCAGTTTTGTTTTATGTGTTGTTTGGCAGACTCCCATTGACAATGCAGTGGGTCATCCAATTGGAATCTTTCCACAGTATCAATGATAAAGTCAAGTTGCCTCAGACTATAAAGTCTGTGTCCTTTAGGTTCCGTACCTGGCAGTTGGGAACCTTCGGGAGGTGGTGTGCGGAAGTTAGCCTTTGGCAAGATGCCTCGGTACTCCCACATACGGATGGTATTGGCTTTGCGACCTAACGCTTTACCAAATTCTCCAACCGTAAAAAACTGTTGGGCTTCACCGTTAATGATGAAGACCTTAGATTTTGCCCCATTGTATCGGTCAAAGCCGTGGGTCGCAACCTTCTTTTCAACAAGTTTATTTTTAGGTGGTGTCTTTCCAGGAAAATCAGGAAGGTCACCAAATAAATCAAGAGGGTCTCTCATGCTTTGAAAGCCCAAGTTTCTTTCTCAATGTAAAACGCTTGGATAGTTTCTGCAACGTCATCGTTTTCCCAAGCAAGAGCAAGTAGTTTATCTTCGTCAAGCAGTTCTACGACACGCTTAAGGTCATCCCAGCGCCCTGTTTCGTGAGCCCAGTTATCTGCGGCACCTTCATCAAAAGAACGGCTTACACGGCGTTCGTACTTCAATTCAAGTGAGCCAACCTTGAGCCACTTGTGACCTTTGTCGTCTTCAAAACCTTGGTCTTTGATTGCTTCAATAAGTTCAGCCTTCATGTCGTTCTGACGCTTTGTCAGCATGTCAAGGGCTTCTTTGGATTTCTTAAATTCTTGTGCAAGTCGTTCGTAATAGTCAATTGTTTTTTCCATGTTACACCTCTGAGTTAGCCATAAACTCTGTTAATGAGCCTACGTTTAGTTCAAACTTACCATGGCTGTCGTACCCTTTGTCAATAAACGCACCATTAATTCCACGTTTTTGTTGAAGCATTTCGTACTGCCTTTCTTCAATAGAGCCTTTCATTACGAATGAAGTAATTGTAACGTGGGGGTGTATTGAAGATAAACGGATAATACGGGCATCCCGTTGGTCTAGTTTTCCAGCAGACCATGGGAGGTCGTAGGAAATGAGGTAGTTGGCGTTCGGTAAGTCCACGCCATACCCACCTGCGTCTGACGATAAAAAAAGACGGACATTTGGGTCAGTTGCAAACTTCTGTTTAGCAATGTCCCGTTCTTCAGCAGACATTCCTCCCATGAATAAAACGCTTTCAGAAACTTTCTGCGTTGCTTCCTGGATAATCCGTAAGTTCTTTTTAAAGAATGAGAATAAAACAACCTTATTATTCGGGTCTTCATCTAATACATCCTTAATGTATTCAAGTACTGCGTCTAGTTTAGGACTAGTTGCTGATTTAGTCAACCAACCGTGTGCAACCACATGGCTGGCGTACTCACTACCATCAGATGTATTGGGGTCAAGGTACTTTTCTGCGGATTCAAAAACAAGTTGTGGGTTGTCACAAAGCATACGAAGAACTGTAAGTCGGGACATAATCTGACCTTGGGCTTCTCCTCCTGCGCCAGTGTTGTAGTGAGCCCACAAGTCAAAACCTTTACCGTATTGGTTAACCGCCGATTGAAGTTCCTGGAGAAGGTCAGCCGCAATCATGCGGTATGCCTTACCACCTGAGTTATCAAATTGAACTGGAATAACTTGGTTAATAACCTTAGGAAGTTGGTCTTGGATGTCTTCACGGGTACGGCGAACCATTACGTCACCAATCGTTTTGTTTAGTTGTTGTAAGTTTCTGTAACGCACGGGTTTGCCGTAACTGTCACGCACAATAAAGGTGTTATCAAAGATGTCAAACCGACCAAGAACATTAGGGTTTACAAACTGCATGATAGAAAACAGTTCTTCAGGACGATTTTCAATAGGCTGGCCTGTCAATGCAAAACGATAATGGCAAGTCTTACCAAGCCGTTTAAGTAACTTAGAACGTTTAGCACTAAACGATTTAATGATAGTGGCTTCATCAATAACCATTGCATCAAAGGCTGCTTTTTTAAACAATGGTTCATCGTGGATAAGCATCTCAGGATTAATGATTGTGTATTGAGCAGAACGAGATAAACGCCAAAGGGCTTCACGTTCTTTGGGGGTGCCATCAATAACTACTGCACGAGATGTGGTGAACTTTTTGATTTCACGGAGCCATTGGTATTTTAAAGAAGAGGGAACAACGACAATGACACGGTCAATATCTCCAACATCTAAAAGATGCTCAACAGCCGATAGGGTGGTTGGCGTTTTGCCTGCACCCATAACCATTGCAAGAAGGATTTGACCACGGTCAACCATCTTTTCTTGTGCTTCTTGTTGAAAAGGATAGAGAGTTCCTGTAAATGTCATTTAAACCACTTTGGAATAGCAGAGGCTGAGGAAACGGCTTCTACGATTTTATCGTCAGTCATATCCCCAATATCTTTTGCGTTAGTACCATCATAGTTTAGCCAAAGAACGCCCTTGCGAAAACGTGGCAAGGTATCAAATAACTTTTTAGAAGCGGTAATACCTGCTTCATCATTGTCCATGGCAACAATCAAACGGTCAGCATATTGTTCTAGCAAGTTAATCTGAGTCGTGCTGATAGCAGCCCCAAAACTAGCGAGACCCTGAATTTCTGAATGAATGCTTGTAAGGCGAACAACATCTAAGGGTGACTCAAGCAAAATTGCAGTCCCTCCTTTAAAGCGTTCAAGACCAAATAAAGTTTCAGACTTCTTAACACCTACAGGGTAGTTACGAACCCACCCACTCTTTTTAGATTGCCACCCCAAAAGTTCTCGTTCACGAGTAAACAAAGGAAGAACCCAACACTCATTCTTTGTATCCCAACGCACAGAGTGCAACCTACAGGCTTCTTCTGTAAGGTTTTTTGTTTGTAATACATCTTGAGGAATATCGGCAAACTTGGAGTACTGCACAATGTCCGCTTCTTGTCTATGCACAACAGTTGGCATAGTAAGACGTTCTAGTCCCATAGTTGCAATAGTTGCGTAGTAGTCATATGCAGGTTGGTCAGAACCTGTTAAGTCTTGTACAAGTCCCATTAGTGAACCACGAGCACCACAAGAAAAACAAATCCATGCTCCTGTTGAAGCATTCATAGACCATGAAGGAGACCCATCTGCTTTGCCAGTTCTTGTTATGTGTACAGGACAGCGACCACTAATCTCACGTTCACCAACATTAGTGACTTCAACACCAATGGAGGTAAGCACATCTACAAGACTAGTAGTACCAGTTTCCATGACTGTCATCTTCATCTACCTCCGTAAAGTCCATGTTGTCCCAATCCCATTTAATGCGCACTTCACCTTTAGGAGCAGTACGAGCAAGAAGGACTCGGATGATTGCTTGGTTATCAATGTCAGGGTCTGATTCAACACCCAACACTAAGTCAGAGTCTTGAGCAAACGAAGAGGTGTATCCAATTGCATCAGCAGTTACTTGACGAGTTTTCTTGTTCCCCAACTTCCATGACAACACCTGGGTTGTAATAACGATAGGGATATCAAAACGCTGTGCAAGACGCTTCAGAGAGCGTGTGATGTTAGTAAGCGCTTGTGGGCTACCTTTGGGTTCACCTTGCTCGTCATCCATCAAGTACACACCGTCAACAAACAGAACGCTTGGGCGATACTGCTGTACTTTTCCAGTCAGTGCTGAAACAGTTGTAAGAGAAGAAGTGTCTTCAGTCATTACGAAAGGGTGCATGTTCTTTTGAAGACGCAAAGCCTTTGACAACTTCTCCATGTCTTTTTGAGACATGTCTCCACGCAAGATGCGGGTATGCGAAACACCCGATAGCAGTGCGTCATAACGAGCAGTCTGCTCTTCAATACTCATTTCAAAAGAAACATACATTGGTGATGTTCCGTGCATGTGAGCAGCACTTGCCATGATGAGTGTCATTAATGACTTACCCTTTTTGGCTTCACCAACAAAAGTAATTAACTGTTGTGGACGTAACCCTGCGGTAATGCGGTCAAGACCTGTAAAACCAGTTGGTATACCACGCAATGAGTTTGGTGTGTTACGCATCTCTTCATAACGAGCAAGGCGTTCCTCCCAGTTACTAATGATGTCCACATCCCGAAGGCGAGCAGTTTCTGTACTGGCACGTTGTAGACCTGCGGAAAGTTCTTTATAGGCTTCTTCAATGTGGTTGTTGTTCAACGCAGGCATCGCAGCCGCAATTGATTGAATCAAATGTTCACGTTTGAACGCTTCATAAATTTCATCTACAAGAGCAGAGAAAGGTTCAGCAGATGCATCCAGCAATAAAGTATCTGCGTACTCTTGCTTAAACGCACGAGCAGATGGAACTGCACTGTGTTCACGCCAATATGAAAGAATCCAAATCCATACTTCAGAAAAGTTAGGGCTGAAGTGCGAAGGCTTGATACCTGCGTTTACAACTTCTGTAACCGATGATTCTTGGATGACTTTGCTAATTAAGAGATGTTCGGCGCTTGCCATTACAGCATCCATGCTTTCTGTGGGTCAACTACTGTTGCACGGATACCAATGATAGCGGCCTGTTCTTGAGTAGGAACAAGTATCCTACGGATAGAATGCTTAAAACGCAAGTCGTATGCCAACTCTTCAATATTTGAGTAAGCAAGCACTGGCAGTGATACACCTTTGCGAAAGAACCAACTTTCAATTTCTTCAGGGTACGGCAAGAAAGTATAAATTTCTGTGCTAACGCCTAAACGGTCTGAGGTGTCAATCAATGCTTTCAAAGGTAGGTCATTAGGTTTCCAATGACGAATCTCTTTCTCAGCAGTTTCTGTACTGCGCTTAAAGATGTTGTACTTTTTATCAGGAGGAGTTGCAAGCAGTCCTTCAAAGATAACGCCCTGACCAGCGTCTACGCCAAGACTAATATCGTTACCCTGCACGGCGTGTCCTATAGTCCAGTCCTGCTGTTTCAATAATGAAACTGCTCTCATGGATGACTGATGCAAGGTGTTGCCCGTAGCGGTGTGCAATTGTGTCTGGTGTCAAAATAGAAGTGATAAGAGTTGTTTTCTTTTCTTCATAGCGATTGTCAATTAATGCTGCCAACGCACTGCGTGCGAAGTCAGTTGTTGTGCGTTCTGAGCCAAGACTGTCCAAAACAAGGATGTCAAAAGTACGGCGCATGTACATAAGCAAGTTTGGGTCTGAGTAGCCATCCGACAACTCACCGTGGTTGCGAGTCTCGTCATAAACCATATCCAAGTAACGGTCAGCAGTAATAAAGATTCCTGAAAGCAAATTGTTTTGCAGGGCTTCTTTCAAGGCTGCTTGAACCAAGTGGGTCTTACCTGTACCTGTTGGCCCAAATAGAAAAATACCCATTCCATTTTGAACATGCTTTTCAGCAGAGCCAGACCACTTCTGTACACCTGCAAAAGAAGCAGGGTCTCCTTTATCCTGGTCATAAGTTGTAAAACTCTTATCTGCATAACGAGCAGGTACACGAGCATTTTTTAAACGTTCATCTACTGGTCGGTTTCTCCAGTAGCGGTCGCTACGCCATTCAGCCATTAATCCTCCATCAATCTAGCGTCAAGTCCCCACTTGCCGTATTCTTCATTAGGGTTGCTGGTACGGAAACTTTGAGCAAGTGCGTCAAGGTCTCCCAAGAATACACGCCAAGCCAAAAGTTCTGGCTTTAAAGGTTTCGTCCGCAACTTACTAGCGAAGGTGTCAATCATGCCACGAATATCTGCGTGTGTAAAGCCCGCTTCAACAAGTTTTTTAAAACCTTTAATTAGGGCGGGACCATTGACGGGGGCACCTATGCGAGCCATGGTTTCTATTGGCATTGCATTACTAAAATAATAAACTAATCCTGTTAGGCTATCCTGACGGGGTTTCTTCTTGGGGACTGCAACTTCTTTTGGGCTGTCGGGGTCACTCCCAATGGCGTTGCCCCAGTCATCATGATGTCGTGATGTCATGACATCAACCTAGAGTCAATCCTCTCAAATCCTTTCTTCTTCTTTTCTTCTTGTTCTTTACTCTTGTTAGGGGTGTCAGGGGTGACACTACCTATGGTGTCAGGGGTGACACTACCTGGTGTCAGGGGTGACACTAGGGGGGTGGTATCACCAGTGACACCATCAGGCAGTTTAAAAGTGTTTGGATTGTTAAAGTTCATGGAGTAAATGTTGGGTGCATTGCGCCCACCTTTAGAGCGTTTTGTCTTTATAAGCACACCCATTTCACAGAGTTTCTGTATTGCCCTAATGACCGTGCTACGGCTCAAACCTGAGTTCTTTGCCAAGGTGTTGTAACTAGCCCAGACGTTCTGGTCGGCATCTAGATAACAACACAAATGCATCAGAACTAACGCCGTAGTTCCATCGTCATTCAGGTACTGGAGTACCCACCGTGGAATAGCCAGAAAGGGCCCTGAGAAGCGATTTAAAGGGCGTTTAGTAGACATGTGGTACCTCCGTAGGGGTTGTAAGTGTACACCCACCTGAGGGCGTATGCAACGCTATACTGGTTAAATGACTCAAGAGCCAGAATCTATTGATGTTACCCAAGATGGTGATGTTCACCACCTTGAAGATACGGGTGTAACCAAAGGGATTAACTTCCTTAACTACCACGTTTTTAACAGTGGTGGCAAGCACCTTATGACTGGTACCGCTTTAGGTAAACGTAACCTTGAATTCCGCCGAGCAGAAGCCACATCGGGTGGCTGGCACTTTAAAGAGTGCACAGGCGATAACTGCAATCATGAAAGTCCTGAATAATGGCTAGTAAAAAAGAAGTATGGGATAAACCAGACCCATCTAAAAAAGATAAGAAGTTGACTCCTGAGCAGAAGTCCGAGGCTAAAGCCCGTGCCAAAGCAGCAGGTCGTCCTTACCCCAATCTCGTAGACAACATGGCTGTGTCTAAGAAAGATAAAAAGAAGTAATGGCTGCAAAGAAGCGAGACCCACGCTTGGAGCGTGCAGGTGTATCAGGTTTCAACAAACCAAAAGCAACACCTGACCATCCAACCAAATCACATATTGTTGTGGCTAAACAAGGCGACCAGATTAAGACCATCCGTTTTGGTCAGCAAGGTGTAGAAGGTTCACCTGATGGTTCTGCACGCAACAAAGCATTTAAAGACCGACATGCCAAGAACATTGCCAAAGGCAAGATGAGCGCTGCTTATTGGGCAAATAAGGAGAAATGGTGAGCACATTAACTAACGACCTAAAGACACTGTTATCTGATTCGGTAACAATGTACTTTGTTGCCCATGGTTACCATTGGAACGTAGAAGGTTCCGATTTCAGTCAATACCATTCTTTGTTTGCGGACATTTATGAAGATGTGTATTCCAGCATTGACCCCATTGCTGAAAACCTTCGTAAACTGGATGAGTATGCACCGTTCACTCTAAGCAAGTTCATTGACCTCAGAACGGTTGAAAGTGTTGAAGTGGCACCTAACCCCAAAGCAATGGCAAAAGCCCTGCTAAAAGTTAACGAGGGTGTTCTCGTAACAATTGGCAAGGCGTTTGCTTCGGCTACTAAAGCCAATGAACAGGGTATTGCTAATTTCTTGGCAGAGCGTGAAGACATGCACAAGAAATGGCAGTGGCAGTTGACTGCCTCCACTAAGTAACTAAGCGGTTTTTAACTCTTCAATAAACCACTTAACCAAGATTGGTGGAAGTGGGTGAGTATGTACTTCACCATTTTGAAGCCATGTAAAGAAACCATTTCCAATCTCTTGGGACTCATGTACATCAGCAACCACAATGGGTTCATCTTCTACTAAGACATCTACTAACTCTTGTTTAGACATCCCACTTGCGTCAGCAATTCCTTGTGCAAAAGCAGCCTTCTTCAAAAGACCAATAGTCATGTCGCCCAATTCATCACGAGTAAGTGGTTCTAATTCCACCTCTGCTTTTGGTGTCGGTGTTTCTGTAATGGTCGGTTCTTCAACTGTAGCCTCAACCACAAATGGAGTAAGACCATTACTAAGTTCCAAAACGTTAACTCCCAAATCAGTCGCAGCAACTACTAACCGATTCATGCGCCGTTCGTCTACATCATCCCAAAGGATAAGAAGAGTGCCAGCATTAGCGGCAAGTTCTTTGATGATAGTAACGTCTGCGGAGTCTCCACCGTCCACAATGTAATCGGCTGTTTCAACAAGCACCTTTGGTGCTGAACCATTTTGAGATACTGCCAAGAATGGGATGTTATTATCCAGCACGTATGTGTACACACGCTTCTCAGATTCTGAAGCGCCCTTACGGCAGTTCAAATACAGAATGTGGTCGGCATCATTGCTGTAAATGTCTTTTAAGCAATCTTCAATAATGTTTTCTGGGTGTTCGCCACCGCCTACAATTCCATAATGTGTCATTTTTTACCTCAATACTTTTCGTTGTGTCATGTCCCCCACAAGCACTAGCAAGCGGAGGAACGCATGCACTGTACCAGCAAGGGTAGCAATTGCACAACCTGCAACAAAGATATTAGGTAGACCTAACACAAGTGCAAGTATAAAACTGACCAAAAGGGAGAAAATTACCTTTACCCAAGGCATGGCTTCTTTAGGTGTGAGCGTGTCCAACACATGTGTAATTTTGTAAACTGCTAGTGCTCCAAGTATATAATCCATTTTTTACTTTCCGTAGTAGTAGTTCCATACTATGTCTATTTGGTCTTTAATGGTTACAGGCGCAATATAATTTATAATGATGTCTCTGGTAACCGTGTTGATTTTTTGGTAATCAAGCATGTAATACGAAAAAGAGTTTTTTGCTGTACCGTGCCAACGATAGTCTGAAATACCTGTACCGATTCCAGAAGCGGCTGGAAGCAAACCACCTTCACGGGTATTACCATCAAAGTATGAGCCAACAGAGAAGGGTTCTACTAGCCAGTTTGTTAATGTCACAATGGCATTAGCAGCAAGAGTAAAATACAACACAGGTACAAGGTTAACAGTTGTTTCGCTTGTACTGTTATACGGAATTTCGTAACGTTCTTCAAGAGGGTTAAACGTGTCTACAGGAAGTTTTTGTTGTGTGGTATTCCAAGTGTCATAAAGGATGTTTGATGGCACAGACCCTCCAGAAACATTAGATTCCCATGATGACATTTTGTCAGTTGTAGCAAGATGAAAATTATTAAAAGAAGCGCCAGCCGTTTGAGTGCTTGTAAAGTTAGTGTAAAGGTCACCCGCTGGGTAATAAGGAAAGGCTGTACGTTGGTACACCAAAACATCTATAGTTCCAGTTCCCACATTCTTTACGGTAAGTGTAGAACCATTGGTAGTTACAGATGCCCCAGTTGTACTGGTTGTACCATACGAGTAAACACCCCAAGTAGCAGAACGTGTTAAAGAGGTTTTGAAAATAGCGCCCGTACCAGTTGTGGTTGCTACCACAGCCTGATTGAACGTTGGGTCAGCAGCAAAGTTAACTCTTTGAGAATGTACTTTAAAAGTATAAGAAGCGCCAGCGCCTGTCCCTGTTGTTTCATAACTAATAGCACAACCAGTTAACGCTGAAAGGTAATAAGAAATACTTTCAATAGTTCCTTTTCGGCGGCGAATATAACCAATGTTATTAAGAAGGTTACGAACTCTTGTAGTGCCAACAATATCAATGCTTGTTTCTAATCCTAGTTGTGTTGCAAGTTCGTGTAATGCTGGGGTTACAGCAAGTTCAGGGTCAATAGACAGGGGTATTGTTTCAATAAGCGTTCGTGTTTTATCTATTTCCCACCCAAACAACTCTAAAAAATTGTAAAGAGGATTACCTTCTTGGTTAGCGTCTAAAATTCTGTAATACTCAGGAATACGTGCCCAAAGGTTGTCTATAGAATTATAAGCAATAGGTATTTGAATGTAAAGTTTTGCTACTCGTTCATACCAAGTTGTTCCTGCAAAATCTGAATATTGAATAAACAACGAATAGTAAACCCACCTACCTGGTGAAACTCTAATTGTGTCATATATTGAAAGTACATCATTACGACTATCTTTATAAATCTGTGCGCCATCTTTAATGGTAAGTGGTTCACCTGTAGTAGAGGCTACTATTGCCATAGATATAGGTGCCGCTGATTCACCTGCTGGTAAAGAAGTTTGAAATGTAAAAGAAAAATCCCAAGAAAGCGTTAATTTGTCAGTATCAATAATATTGGCAGTAAACAAGTTAGCATCTGCATCGCCTACATTTGCTAACGAAACGTATGCGTCTGACCGCAGGGCCGTGTCTTCACCCGTACCTTGAAGGAACGAACCATAACCTGCACTAAGTTTTCTAAGAGTAAAGGAAGTAGTTGTCATTATGCGCCAACCACACCACCTGTAATGCCACTTAAATCGTAGTCAACGGCTTTCTTTAAAAGACTTGTAGGTGCAGCAGTTATTTTGTTTCCTGAAGCAATAGCAACTCCTGATGAAGTGTTAAACCTTGAAATGCTTACGTAATCTACACCTTCTACATTCATAATTAATTTATAGATTTCTCCAAGAGATAAAACTTGTCCAAAATACACTGCATCAAATTCAAAAATAGTATCAAGAGCAGCAGTTACTGCATCTCTAACTGAACGTTGTACATAACCGTCTTTAACTACTACATTTGCAGTAATGTAAACAGAAGTTAAATCCACAGAACTTGCTGCTGTAGCACTCGCACCAAGCATTATTTTTGGTTCAAAATACGTAATTGCATTTGTTTGTATGTTTGCTGGAATACTAATTGTTGAACCAAATGAAGGAAGTAAATAGTCAGTTTGAAAAGGCACTGCATAAAGTGTGACTGTACTGCCAGCATTTGAAGCAGTTGCCTTAGAAACACCAGGAATGCGCAATGACAAATCTTTAAAATCTTGTAATGAAACTGCTCTGTCTTGTGTTCTAAGTAACGCAGGTATATTTGCTTTCATAGAAAGTACGGACTCTGCGTCATAACCACCAACAGCAGCCGTTGAAGAATCTACCTTTACACCTATAGGGGTGTTACTCGCAAAAGCAGTAATTTTGTTTGCTTTTATGTTGCCATAACTACCAGACGACCTGATATACGAAACTTTAATTTCTGCACCACTTTGTGGAATTTTACCATTAATACCATTACCAAAAACAATTTGACTGATATTGTCAGCAGATGTTGCTAATGAAAAAACACGTTCATAAGAAGCCACATCAATCAAACGGTCAACATACCGATAAGAAACTGCTGTAGGTAAACCATTTACATCTAAAGCACCTTCATATACTAGAACACTTATACTACTTGCTAAAACATTACTGTATCTAAGATTAAATTTTTGATTAGATGTACCATTACTAAAGTTTGCACTAATACTAGTTGTATTAGTAGGCGATTCGTTTATAACAGCAATTCCTTCTGTAAGGGGGATGGTTACAGCAGTAGACGATGAAGCCATAGATGCAGAGGTAGTTGATACAAAATAAACAGTTGTTTCATTATCATTTTGTGCTGGGGCTACAAACGAAGTGTAGGCAGGTATTTCTACAAGTCCTGTCCAAGCCGCCGTAGAAACTAAAGTAACAGTGGCTTTTGCTGCGTTCATTTTAATAGGTTCGTAATCTACAAGATTTGAAAAAGCAAGTAACGATTCACGTTGCGTAGCAGTGCTTACAAAAGTTTCAGCAGCAGCACGGTCTACATAAAAATGAAGAACGTCACCCATGTATGCCCAAAGGTCTACAAGCATTACACCAAAATCTGAGGTGGAACGAGTATTCCAAGAAGCCCCAATAGGGAGTTCAGCGGCACGTGACAATAAGTCTTCTTTAATAGAATAATAATCACGGCTTGTATAATCAAAAATTGGCATATCTATATCCTACTAAAAATCGGAACTTACATTAAAAGTAAAAGTTGTAATTGAATTTGTGGTAGGTAAAGAATACACCACAGTTATAGCAATTGTACTGTCTTCTACAAAGGCTGTTTGAATAAGGTCTTCTTGAGCAATTGATATGTCTAACACGCTACCAGTATCAAGAACTTCATTAATTTTTACAAGTGCTTCTGATTTAAAATCATCAAAAAGTAGGCTGTCTATGGACTCATACAAAAGCGACTGTATACCTACCCCATAACTAGTATTAATAGCCCTTTCGGCACTATTTGTGATTAACACATCTACAATTTTATTTTGGGTAATAATAGCAATATCTGAGGATTCACTGACTCCCCCATTACTAAATGAAAATGGAATATTAATTGATTTCATAATAACTCGCTAACTGTATATAACCGCAGAATGCGTAGAGGAAACCCAAACATCAGAAACCAATGAAGAGGTAGGAGGTTCTACAAATGTTTCTACAGTATTAGATACAGGAGTTGTTGTAGTTGTACCATCTGTAGCAATCATCAATGTAGTAAATAATTCTGATTTAGTAAGTTCATGTTTAGCAGACTTTACATACCAAAAACCATCTAATTTAGAATTATATTTGTCTACTTTAACAATGCTTCCAGGGCGTAGTTCAGGGCTACTTGTAACTACAACTTTTGCAGTATTTGAAAACTTTCTACGAAGAGCACCTTCTACTATACGTTTTCCCATTTCATAGTTGTCAACATTAATATTTAACGTGTCAGTAAATAAAGATTCTAAAGAATTACTTAACCCAGAAGTATCATCAGTTATAGAACTGGATAGGCTCATTAGTAATCCATCTTTATCTAGAATATGCAAAGTATCAGAAGTTCTTGTTGCAGAAGTAGTAACAGCACCAATACGTCCTTCAAAACTAATTATTTGTCCGTAAGTTGGTACAACATTTCCATATGAACCTGTAATGCTTTTTAAAACAGCATAAGAAATGTTTCTACCAAATAATTTATAAGGGTCCCAAATATGAAGATTAGTTCCTGTAATGGTTATTGAGTATCCAAGTTTTTTGCATGCGTCAACAAGAAACGACCAATCAGATTGGTTAGTTTGGACTAACCTAGTAAACCTGTATGAATCTTTAGGAACTGCAACAGATAACTTGTAGGTGTCTGCAATACTTACAGCAATGTCTGAAATAGTTACATTTTCCCAAGATTTAGATTTTTTAGATTTCATGATGTAACTAGAACTCATGCAATACATGCGGGTAATTTGAAATGAACTGTGGTTTACAAGACCGTCATGAGTAACAGATGTAGGTTCTAAAAAAACAATGTACCCAACAAAATTAATACCTGTTACACCATCAAAATCAATTTTAATGCTTATAGGTTTATCAATGTAATCAGAAACTGTTTCTGGGTTTATACCACTAATATCAATAGTTACTAATGTATGTTTGTTTTCTTCTTCTTCAATAGTAACACGTTGCATTTGGGTATAGTCCGTAGGGACTTTGTCAATGCTTATATCAACAGTAGGAGATAAAGGAGATGCAGACTTAAAAATCATGGCAATGGAATCACAAGCACTGTCCCAATAGGGATTTGGTCAGGAAATCTAACATACGGGTTTAATCCTGCAATTTTCCAATATTGTGTAGAATCATTTAAAACACGTGCTGCAATAATATCAAAGGTGTCTCCATATGTAGACACAATAGTGGTAGTACGTTGTGCAGTGTACCTAGCACCTTTTACAGCAATAGGCACGGAAACATTATCTTTTGTAGCAACTGATGCTACATAACGGGAATTTGAAAAAATCATCGTCTACCAAATGTTGGGTCGTTAACTGCATTAATACCCTGAGTATTGGGATTTATTATGTGCCCACTTGCTTTGGTAACACGGTTTTTTACATTATCACCAACTGCTGCTTTTGATTCTGCTGTTATTACAAGAACAAAAACAACATAAACTGAGGTGCCAAAATAGGCGCTAGGGGTTTTTAAACGTTCTTCGTCAAGACCTGCTTCGTTTAAAGAAGTACCAAAGTAGTCGTGGTTAAACTTCCCAAATGTTTTTTCTTGTTCCCATTTGTCACTGTCTAGTTCTGACCACTCTCGTAACTGTGGGTTTTTCTTAGTATTAATATATCTAAATTCAGAAGTAGCAATAGGTCGTAAATCTCCTATTACGCCATCAAAATTACCTTTTTCTGCTACTTGAACAATATCATTGGGGTTGTTATATTTTGCTTTGTTAGCGTCCGCAGCACTATAAATATACATAGTATAAGATTCAATACCAAGATTCATTGCAGTGTCTTGTTCCTGCCGAAATGTTGAACCCGCAGTTAAAATTAGTTTGTTCCTGAAGGCGGTCTGGAGTACCTCCCCTGGTTGGTAACCAAACTCTAAGTTAGGTATTTGTGAATAGTTATTGTCAATTTTATTTTGATACCGTCTATAAAACCAACCATTTAAAGTTTCGTTGTCTTGCCAATTAAGGTCAACTGTAGCCTCTTCGTATTGGGCAAATGTTGGGTATGCATAGTCTACGCCTTCTTGGATACAAATTACCTGTTCTTTTACAAGTTGTATGCAATCTGCAATATTTTTACTTGTTTCTGCGTCATTTGCAGCATCAGTTTGAAGTGCTTCAGTAAGTTGTGTGCTAACGTAAGAATCTTTTTTAGCAAAGCCAATGTACATTGCTTGAACACTTAGGGTCACTTGACAAACTGTTGGAACCATGTTTCTACTGAATTTATGAAAAGCCACGTTAGAAGCAGTTACAAAACCTTCAACCATAAACAAAGATGAAAAAACAATACGAATAGGCATTGGGTTAAGGAACGCAGAGTTACCCAATACTTTGTTAAGACTGTCTGCATATTTAGTGTCTGTACCTGTACCTAAAAAATCTGTGTCTCCATATGGTTGTACAGGCTTTCCATCTTTATCAAGTTCATCTGAAGGGCGCAATTTTTTGGTTGCCTCCCAGTAAGCCTGAATGCTTCTAATAGAGTCAAATGTGATTGATTGACCAATAATAGAATCAAGTACATACAAATCTACAAGTACACCAAGGTCACCTAATTGGTTTTGTTTATAAGCAAGACCACCTGCCTTGAGGTCTGCTCCATAATTAGCAAGGTTTGCTGAAAGGGCAGATGTTTTTTCAAGTTTTCCATTAGCATTAATGTATTCTTGCGCTGATACTTCGTGTTCACGATTAAACAACAATTGAAATTCAAAACTTGCTTGACCTGGAATAGGTTGAAGTAACTGAGTAGGGTCTTGAAGTAGCGGGTTAAGCGTGGTAGTGCTGGCTTGCACTGAACGTAAAATAAGGCTTGGATTAAACTGAAAAAAACAACGCCGAGTAGGTGGTGTAATACCTGTATATTTAGTAGTTAGTTGTTTATTTGTTTTAGGGTCTTTTGCTGCATTAATCTGGGTAAGTACTTCAGGAAAAATGCCTCTAATAAAACCACGTTGGATATTAGTGTTGGTTTTAGGAGCCCCAGGAACATCATAAACATTTGGTGGAGTTTTACCTGGAAAATAAAACTCTGGGTTGTCTTCAGCCGTTCGTGATACTCCACGAGTTTCAGCGCCACTAGTAACTAAATTTAAAAACTGGTCTGAGGAATAGCCAGTTGTGTTAACATTTGCATTTGTGTTTGGGTTATATGTTGTCATTATGAGTTCCTTAACAAAGCCATACGAACTTCACGGTCTAGAAGATGCGCAACATCTTTTGCCATACGTTCTACGTCACCGCTGTAATTATTGCCACCATTTAAATTAATTGTTGGAGCAATACTAACATGAAAAGTGTTGCCACTATCTCCTTGGACGACTACAGACCCACCACGGGTGGGAGCAGACATTGCCATACCCATGCCTGATACAGGGTCACCCTGTTTGGGGTGTCCTGAGGTGGCATAACCCGCTTCTTTAACGTACTTAGTGGCTTGTGGGATATTGGTGTTTCCTAATGGGTTACCTGTGTCGTCTTTCCAATGCTCCCAGTTATTACCGTGCCCAGACAATTTCCAAGCAACTCGTGCATTTGTAGCAGGGTTAAACAGTTCTTCATTCTTTTTAAGGTTATAGTAACCTCTACGAGCAGGGCCCATAGAACCTTTCATATTAATTTGCATCAAACCATATGAAAGGTCATCGTCATCATCAGCGAATGATTTAGGGTTAAACCTAGATTCTCGGTGCGCAATGGCTACTGCCTCTACTAACCGTTTTCCTCTAAAGCCTGCTTTGTACATAATGGCTGCTACTTGACGACCCGTTAGGGGACCTTTGCCACTGTAACTTCCAACACTAGATGACCCACTAGATGACCCACTACCTGGACTTCCACCACCCAAAGATGCGGCGCTAAGGCTTCCTCCCCCTCCTGCTCCTTGTAAGTCAAGACCCATTGCTTCAATAGCCGCACCCATGCTAAGTCCTGCGTATCCTTGGATTTTAATGTCTACTCCCTGTTTACCAGAAGAGCCACCCATGCTACTAACACCACCATGCATCATTGTTTCTAGCCCTTTAATAGCCGCATTGGTATCTGTGGGTTCTGCAACTACACCGTTGTGTCCCCAAGGGGCACCCATCTTTTCGTACTGAGAGCGAGAGCCAGGAAGTTCAGCAGGTTGTACGTGCCAAGGTTCGTTATTGACATCATGAAATGAACGAAGTCCAAAGTCTTTGGCGTGTTCCTTTACCCAATCAAATTCTGTTGATGGTGCAAAGTCAACTGCCAAACCAATTTCGTGCATGGACATACCTGGAGGGGCTGCGGCTGCACCACGAACACGTTTCCAATATTGTCCTTTCCAGAAAACATCTGTTTTTTCTGGAGTTGGCTCATAACGTGATTCAAACAGTTGTTTCTGTTGTTCAGTAGAGCGCACACCACCACCAATGTAAAGGCGTGGGTTAGCCTTCATCATTGCTTCTACTTTTTCACGCATTTTTGGGTGAAGTTTTGAAAGTTGACCACTGCTTTTAGCAACGTTTCCGCCAGTACCACCCTTTTTAGCACCTGGTTCTTTTTCACCTGTAGCGTCACCCAGGAATGCACCCGCAACACCTGCGGCAATACCTAAGGCTGGTCCAACTCCAGGAATAAAAGATAATGGAAGTGCAGCCCCCTTAAGAGCAGCACCCGCTATCCCAGCGGCTCCACGATTACGTGCTTTAAAGCCCATAGCACTAGAGAAAGTGTCATCTAGTTTTTGTAATGCACGTGTAAGGGATTGCATTCCCTTTTCCATAGCAGCGTAGTTATCCGCTTGCTTGTCATACATATTTTCTTCACGACTTGCTTTTACACGCTCGGTCTCTTCATTTTGGTTAGCATAAGTATCTTCAACGCCAGCAATTTTGCGGTCATACTTATTGGCTGCGTCATACATACCTCTACCACCCTTCTTCTTAAACGCAATGTTTTCTTTTGCGTATTGAAGGGTAATATCTTGCATTTCTTCGGGGACACCTGATTGACGCAGACGTTCACGAGTCATTGAACCTTGTGTCATAGCACCTTGAAGAGAACTTTCGGTAGTTAACCCAAGGCGCTGAACAGTCCGTTGCACAACTTCCTTAGCACTGCGCTGTTGACCACCAACGCCGTACATACCAGTTCCCATAGTCATAAACATACGGTTGGCTGATTCAGGACCAGCCATAGTTTTTGTCATTTGGTTTACTTGGTCAGTTGAATAACCATAACCAGAAGCAGCACGTAAAAACTCAACGCTGTTACCTTGTTTGTTAGCGTCAATACCTGTAGAGGCTTCTAAACTTAAAACACTATTAATTCCACCAGCACCTAGTTTGTATTGGGTAAGTGGTTTGCGCTTATTATCTCGTACTTCTTGACCACTCATGCCTGTGGTTTGTTGAAGAAGCATGTCCATGCGGTTGGCTGATAATGAATAAGCAGCGTTATTATTAATACGGTTGTTCAGTGCAGCACCAATAGCCCCTGCAATTTGCTTGGCAATGTCTGCACCAGTAGCAGCAGCACCTCCGCCGCCTCCTCTACCGCCTCCTCCGCCCATCATTGTTAAGTTTTGACTACGGTCAGTAGTGATATGGTATGTATTGAACATACCTCCACCGCCACCGCCACCAAGGAGGCTATCGGTAAGGGTGCCCGCAGGAGCCCCGTTAGGGCTTGCAGGTCCACTAGGGCTTGTAGGTCCGCCTTTACCACCGCCCATACCATTCATGGCATTGGCAACCTTCTGCATTTTGGCAGCCCATTGCTCAGTTAAAGTAATAACTTTAGGAAGGTCTGTTTTAAACTTGTTAATGTTTGTATGCAACTTGGTAAGAGCCGCATCAAGTTCTTGTAATGGTTTTAAGTCTGCGGAAAAACGATTGTTGCCACTAGCAGCAGGGTTACCCATACGCTCGCCAGGACGAACACCACTATCAAGGGTGTCTCTGCTATCTGCTATAGGATTTTCTGCCATAGTTAACCTTAGGATTGATTACGCCAACGAGCCATTGATTTCCAATAATCTCGCTGACGTACTGTCATATGTTTTAGGTCGTCCAGACCAAACCCTGTATAAACAGAAGCAATCGTTTCGTATTCCCAATAAGTAAGCGTGAGGTTAACTGAATAAAAGTGAGACCCAGTCCATGATGATGAGGAGTTCTTCACTGCACTTAGCGCACTGAGTCTTCACCTCCTCCATCTTTGGCCCAGGAGGGTTGTTGGTGAGCGCTCGTACCAACTTGCTGCGGTCACTTACACCAAGGTGTTTTGCCCATTGTTCCGTATTTGTAGGTTGGTTATCGTCCCATTCGGAACAACGAGCCAACATCATTGTGTTCTGTTCAGCAGTTGTCTTAGCCTTTTTTGCTACATGTGAACTATCTGCGCCAGTTGGGTAACGTAGTTTAACGATAGAACCATCACGCAATTCAACTTCTATTGGAAGTGTGAAATCTTTTTCTGGAAACTCAAATGAAAAATCTTCATCAAGGTTTAGTGTTACAAAGTTAGTTTCTCCGCAGTTTCCACAAGACACTTCCATTTCACGGAAACGACCGTAGGTTGCTTTCATAGCACCAATAAACAAAAGGTCTCGGTCACCAATCATCAGTTGGTCAATTAGTCCTTGATTTTTTGCAATGGGTACATCCCCAATAGTTACAACTGCTCGTTTAAGTAAAGCACTCATATAATCACTATAAACCATGTCGGATTTTGTAGTTAAAGAAACAATGGCTTCTTCATCTTCTCCGTTTAACTCACGAATAATTGCATTTTGCAACCACTCGTCTTCATGTTTTATTCCACGCATTAGTTTTACAGACGCTGGAGGCGCTGAACCCATACGTGGGGCTGAATCTTTAATTGCTTCGTTAGCGGCTGATACCACTGATTCTGAAATATTTGACATTTTATTCTCCTATTTGTTAATTTTTTAGACTTGTGCGTCTAGTGCTGCAATTTCTGCATCTGTCCACGCAAGCATAAAACCTTCGTGAACCAAACTTAGTTCATGCACCATAATCTCGCTACCACTTGCATTAAGACCACTCATTGTGAATGATGCAGGCCATGCATTGAAAATTTTGATACCAAGTTTTTTCTTGCCATTTTGTGTTGTAGTACTATTACCAACATTGTCAGTGTATGAAGCATTAGAGTGTGGGTGGTCGTATACCCATACAACAACGTCACAACGATAATCAGAACCACCTGTAGAACCAGGAGCACCTGACTGCCAGTTGTGGATAAAGCGTTGCCATTTCCACAATTGGTCTTGTTTTTCAATAACACCACGTTGGAATGAAATAGGTGCAAAGTCAGTCTGACCAACCATCTTGTGTGGGTGGGTGTTCATTCCACCTTCACGGTATTGAATAACTTCGTTAGTTACAGCCAAACCACTCATAGCGGCAAAGCCAAGGTTTTCTAAACCAACAGCAAATTTTGCAAGACTGTTGTCAGCAGAACCAGGAGCACCTGGGGCGACTGTTCCAGGTGTGTTTGGTGAATCACTTGATGCTGTGGTTGTTGGTACTAGAAATTGTACTTCAAACTTAAATGAGCGGATTGGGTCTGTGCGTGTAGTAGGCATAATTACTCCTTAGAGTGTCTCGGTAACGGTGCTTCCACCGCTGAATTGGCTTACGTTAATAACAATAAATTCAGCAGGAGTTTGCAAAGCAACACCCACTTCAACATTTACTTCTCCTGAATCAATTGTAATGCTTGTGTTGTTTGTTTCATTACAGGTAACATAAAATGCTTCAGAAGCATTATTACCTTTAAGAGCACCAGAAGAATATAAACCACTCAACATTTTAGCAATGTTTCCAGAGATGCTAGTCCACAAGCGAGGACCATTTGGTTGGAACAATGCTGGCTTTGTAAGTTCTTCAACTTGGGCTTTAACGTAGTTAAGAGTACGGCGGCTAGGGATGTACTTTGTATTGTCTGTTTTAATAAGGGTACGGGCACCATTAACAATAACTCCTGCACCAGGAACGTTCTTAAGCGTGTTTACATGGTTGTTATATAAAGTACCAATAGTACTCTCATTGAAGTTAACTGTAGTGCCAAAAGTATTTGCTAACGAGTAAGCGTAACCAGCAGGTGCACGACCAACCCCACGTTCTGCGTCAACACGTTGGTACAAACCAAGAATTGCGCCACCTGGGTAGGTGTCACGAAGTGCGGCTGCTCCACGAACAGCAGGGTTACTCATAGAAAGTGTTGGGTAATACACAGCAGCGTAAGAGGTACCTGAACCATAACCTTGGATACGGGTGTTAATGTCTGCGGCTGTTGTGAGTGTCTTGTCTGGGTCAATGACTAAGAAAGAATTCTTACGGGAACCTTCAACGGCTCCATCAACATAACTAATAGCGTTAGTAATAATAGATGTAGAACTTTGTCCTACAAGGTTAATTGTTAATTGACCTTCAACATTATCCAACAAGCGCAAAGTACGTGCCCAGTCAGCATCTGTAATAACACTTCCATCTGCTCCTGCTGTAAAAGCCTGGTTAGAAGCGTTGCTAACTGTGTAGGCTGTCCCCGCTGCAAAAGCGGCTGAGGCAGCAGCATTGTACATAACATCATACGCTTGGACATAAGAAGAGTAATTGTTTAAAACTGCTGCAATATAACGAGAGTTATCAGGGTTAAGACTTAACTCTGACCAACTTTCTACTTCAGACCCACCGTAACTAATAACCAAATTAAAAGTAGGAGTAGTTCCTGTAATGTTTCCTGCGCTTACTGTTGCAGTGATTGCATTACCCCAAATTCCTGGGTTAGGAGCCCTAAGTTTAAATACTGTTTGAGCACTACTATTTGCAGTACCAGTAAAAGTACTTGAGGAAACAGCAGTTGTGCTTGCACCAGAAGTAACACGAGTTACATAAGCACTACGTCCACCATTTGAAAAGAAATGATAAAGGGCATAACCCATTTCGTAGTTTGCTGTTAAATCACCAAATTGGTTTTTGTATGAAGCCCATGATTGTACAAGTGCTGGTGTAGAAGGACCACGTTCAGCGGTTCCTACAAAAGCAGCAGCAACCGTAGCGGGGCTACTGGTTACATTAGTTGTAAATGGTCCTTCGGTAACGTAAATACCTGGGCGTGAATATGTCATTTCTTCTCCTAGATGGGGTAGATGGTATGAAGTCTTTTATTAATTCGTATAGTCAATATTAGCGACTATCTCGGTGGTCTGCTGGGTGCCATATATATCAGTTGAAGGCAGTTCTGCCGACATCTGCAACGTATAAACCTTGCGGAAAATGCGCTTACGGTAACCCGCTTCGGGGTCCAATAAGTCAGCAGTTGACCAGTCAAGGAGTTCTAATCTGCGGTCAGTGTTGTCCGCATCAATGTGAATGGAACCCCTTCGGAAGGGGAAAACCTTAGTAAGCATGTTTGCTGACAACTGACGGTCATGAAGGGCGCTACGGGTAAAAGTAGACACTTGATACAGAAGGTCAACAGGAACAAATTCATTACTTACAAGAACTTGAAAATCATTTTTATTATCTAAATAACCAAAATCAGGGGAGTTGCTAGGCCAGTAATTCATGGCATTTGGCATAACCGAAGCACCTGTTGGGGCAGATGCTCCCCCAGCGGTGTTGTAATAGTAGATAGGAAGTTCTGAATGCTGGCGGTTTTTAGCATGGACAATGTCAAGCATTTCAATAGTGACAAAAGGGTATTCACGTTCAGTTTCAGCATCAGGGTATCTAAAGAACACCTGTACTGGGCGAGTGTTATTACGGTCATCTGTAACAGTAAGACCCGTTAAACGCTTTTTAATAGCCTCATCTTCGGCAAGTAGAAACCCTGTACGTGTCATTAGTAACCACCACTTAGGAGTTCATAAGCCTTATCAGTGACTTGTGAGCCAAAGTTCTCTTTGCTTGCATGGGCAGATGAGCGTAGTAAAGGTGCTGGTGGTCTGTCTCCGTCACCAAACTCCAAAGATAACGCTTTATTGTTTTCTTTTACGTCCTCAGTAGCAACAGAATACTTAAGCATACGCTCTTCAGGAGAGTATTGAACTTGAATTTTGTCTGCCAAAGGAGCCCAACCTGTGTCTGATTGGCGGGCTTTATCCCTAATCATGGCTTGTTCAGCGGTAGATACATGGTCAATAGCGGTGCTTATAGCGGCATGATAGTTATTAATAACTTGCTCAAAGTGGCCTACAAATGCAAACATGCCCGACAAAAGGGGTGCAGAACTGTCGTTAAGTTGTGTTGAAGAAGAGCCTGTCATGGCTTGGTCCTTACGCAGTTCTAGGCAAATGTAGCACCTTGACGCTCATCAAGGATAGTACAAGTTTATCAGATGGTAGGTAGTTTTGTGGGCCAAGGATAGTTCTTAACCGCATATGCTGTAGGACCTGGGTCAAAGGGCATTTCTTGGTTAAGATACACCTCTAGCCCTTCCACAACTACCAAAATGTCATCCCGAAGACGACCACGTACACGATAGGACATTACAGAAAAGTACCTACCATCATACAAAAACATGTCATTAAGGTGTTGTTTGTACTCAAAAACAGTTTCAATTCCTGCATCTCGGAAGTCTGAAACAGAAGCCACTAGGTTAACAATTTCTACGGGTTGGCGACCCTCAGGGATTGCACGCTTAGTATCTTCAGATTCTGTAATCATTAAAATAGGCACTGTAATTCCTGTTTTAAAAGATTTACCACCGCCACCTATTGCTCCCTCGTCATACACATCATCGTAGTAGGAGCCTGCACTAGCAGCATTTGCTAAAGGAGAGTGTTCGTACCAAACGACACTTTCACCAGCATAGGATTGGTAACTGCGGTACTGCTTGCGAATGTTGTTCGCTTCTGAACGTAGGTCCATTAGAAGTAGGCGTTGCTCGTATAACTAGCAGGAGGCTCTGTATCAATAAAGACATCTTCCCGCAATGGCTCATCCTTTTCAGTAATAAGAATTTGACCCTCTGAGTCTTCAGTAAAGATGCGCTCCATTGGTCCGTACTCCCCAAGTTCTTTGGCTTTGTAAAGTGGTACAAGACGGTTAGTTGTGCGAGAAACACGGCGAAGGCTGAACTGCTCAATGCGCTCAGGACCAATGTTAAGGTTATTGGCACGCTTACGGTACTCAAGTTCCCACTGTTGACAAAGGCTCTGGAGCATGCGGAAACGCTGAGAACCAGGTATATGAATGGACTCAGAAGTCATGACATCAATGTCACGAGCATATTCTGTCATAAGAGCCTGTAGGGCTTCTACAAGGGCACCAATGCCAATGACATCCAAGACTGCTGGATTAGCCTGTTCTAAGGGAACATTGATAGTTGGTTTATGGTAATTAATTGAATGTTTTGCGTAAAACTCAAGGTCGGCAGGTAACATCCACTCGTAATAATAACCTTCAATAATAATTTTACTGTTGGCAGCAGGGGTATCAGCCAACCTCACAATACCATTTCGGGCATCTATTGAGTAGTTAGTAGACGTAAGTGGTGTAACACTTGCACCAACAATGTTTGCAACCCAAATAGTGTTGGTGTCAATGTTAGGTTGTCCTAACTCAAATGTACGCCCAACAGCGTCAAAGTTAACTTGAAAGAACTTAGGAAAATCACGCAAATAGTTTCGTGCTACTTCTACAACATATTGAAGGGGTGTCTGCGCCATTATTGGTCTCCTGAGCCCTTTCCAGGGATAGTGTCACTAGACGGTTCATTCATCTGTGGTTGTTGTTCACGAAACCTATGAGCGGTAACACTACGAATTTTTGTAATGTCCGCAACCGTTCCCGTGGGGTTTGGGATTGGTCGTTCCATTACTGGGCCTCTAAGGTATCAATACGTGCGGTTAAACTTGCTATAGCAGTTTCTTGTTGTTTAATAACACCTAGAAGTTCTACAGCAAGCATTGTGTAGTTAATTGCTTCTGGTTGGTTATTTTTGTCGTAATGAACAAGATGATTTAGACCAGCATCATGCATATCTTCAGCAATTAAGCCAAACTGATTAAAACGAGTATCTTGTGAATCTTCTTCAATATACTCTGCTTTGTAATCAAAAGTCACTGGATTAATATTTAAAATTCTTTTTGTTAAATCGGTGTAATCAACAATATTTTCTTTAACCTTACGGCTAGATGCTGATGTACCTAAAGTTAGGTTAGAACTAACAAGGACAGTACGACCTGAAACTGCCTGACTATAAACATCACTTGAGTTTATAACACGGAGGCAATTCAAGCCAAGGTAAGTATAAGAACCACCTGCTCTAAAATGTGAGCCCGATGAAGTATCGGTGGCTAAAAATTGACTAGCCTCAACTCCCGCAGCACTGCCAGTTCCCCAATAGTTACCAGATTGCATAGACCAATAAAAGTTAGTACCTGAATCGTACAGATAACCAGCGTAATTAGAGTACCCAGCAGCCGCAGCAGTCTGAGCAGAATTAACATTAAAGTTAGAAGGGTTCCAGACATAATGGTTAGAACCATCATTGCTACCCCAAAGCCATGTAGGTTGACCACCTTGACCAGACCAGTTGAAAGTCATGGCAGTACCATTACCTCCACCTTGTGACAAAGTAGACGCTTTAGCGGCTAAAGTAGCGTTTGTAGCCGTAGCAGCGTTACCAGTAGTGCTTCCTGAACTGCCTGTGACATTTCCTGTGACATTTCCTGTGACATTTCCTGCAAGGTTTGCGGTAATAGTGCCAGCAGAGAAGTTTCCTGAGGCATCACGTAGCACAAGGTTATTTGCAGTATTGGTACTAGATATTGCAGTGTACTTAGCAAGGTTTTCCCAAGCGCCTGCGACTTTAAGCCATACACTAGATTTACCAAATGCAGCATTTGCTGTGGTAATCCAGATGTCACCGTTAGCGGCTTTAGCGCCATCACTGTTAGCAGCAAGGGTAGGTTCATTTGCATTAATCCAAGTAGTGTTACTTGAAATAAAGAAACGTTTATCTACAATGTTGGGTGTATCAATGTACCCAGCAGAACCTGAGCCTGAGCGATAAATAGCAGCAAGAACAATGTCACCATCAACAAGGGAAGGAAATTCTGGGTTAGTGCTACTAGATGTACCTTTACGAAACTTAGGTATTAGTGGAGTTTCTTTAGGAATGACTACAAGGTCAAAACGCTTGTTTGCATCACCACCGTCTAATACAAGTGTAAAAATTTCGTGGTTGTGGTAATAGGTACCATCAATGCGCACTTTGTACGGAGCAATATTAACAGAGTTACTAGTTGTTGAGGTCTTAGTAACAACACCGTTAGTTGCATAGTTGGTGGGGTCAAATACCACACCATTGGATGAGTTTCCAAGAATTTGGAAATCTACACTGTCGGGCTCTGCCTGGTCGCCAACCCCAGTAGCAACTGCATTGGTGTAGTTGGGAATGGTAAAGCCCATTAATTACCTCAGAGAGTGTCGTAGATGTTTCCGTTGGTCTTGAGGTACTCATAGAGGTCTGCTGGAATATGGAAGGTTTTTCCATCTTCAAAGTTAAACTTTTGATTACCCCAATGCATCAGCCATGTGCCTTTAATACGAGCACGGCGAATGTTTGAATCAGTAGCGGGTTTAGAGACAACTGTTTCAGTCTCATCTTCCTCAACTGGTTCTGCAAATATGTTGGTCTTTTTTGTGGTCATTTTGACTCCTAGTTTATGTAACGTAATTGTTGTGCTGAAGGGAGGGTCTTAAGGGACCCTCCCTCCGACATCTTAGTAGATTGCAGGCTCCTTATTAGGAGATTGCGCCACCCTTTGTGTTGATTACAACACGAGACTCTGCGGTGATGACACCGAAGCCCCAGATTGCATACCATGACAAACCGTGCTCACGACCGAAGTCAATGACACCACCGTCACGCAGTTCAACTGGCAATGCGATTGCCTGACCGAATGCGTTGTCACCAATCATGATTGCTGAGTACGAGTCAGCATCTGGGTTTTGGTAACCAGCGGTTGCTGGGTTGAGGTCAACGATGCTGGTTCCACCCTTGAGAACTTGGGTGGTCTCAATGAAGACTACGTCATACAGACGACCAATTTCACCGAGCATGAAGTTACCTGGAGCGGCATACTTTGTTACTTCAATGAATTCAGGCCAGTCACGAAGCGCACGGCTCTGTGAAGGGTGTACGAAACATACGTAGGTATCGCCAAGGCGAGGGATGTTCTGACCAGCAAGTACTTCAACTGCGTCTTTTACAGCAGCAGGTGAGAGCCAGCCTGGGTTAGATGCGTTACCAAGGGTACCTGCATCGTATGGCGAGATAGAACCACGAGCCGCAGCAGGTGAACGACCGAAGACTACCGAAGGAGCAACGGCTGCGCCGCCACCGAATGGTGTTCCTGGTGCGTACAACGTGTTACGAGCCTGGATGTCCATGGACTGAGCCATGTGACGACCAAGAAGTCGTGAAGATGATGCCATAACGTCATCAAATGATGCGTTGAGGAGGAGTTCAGTAACTGCAACAGCCTGACCTTGTTCCTTAACGGTGATTTGAATTTGACTTGCAGAAAGAGCAACTGGCTCCATACGTACACCTTCAGTAAGTTCAGCACCAGTGGCTTCGCTAGTCGTAAGGTTGTTGTAACGCATAAAGTTGATTGTCAAACCAGGCATAACTCCGAGTTCCGTCTTCTTGACGGCAAACTGTTCAAAGCGTAGAACTGGCATTGCTTGGAACAAGATTTCCTTGGACCAAATTTGCTGAATTGCTGGAGAAAGTGTTGAATCACTTGAGTAGCCTGTGGTTGTAATTGAACCAAGACCTGCTCCTGTAATTGCGCCACCTTGTGGGGCTGGAAGGGCCATAAAATTATCCTCCGTGGATAGTTGTTGTTGTTAGGTTAAAACCTGCCCCGTGAGGGGCGGGCGTTGAGGAGCCTGTCTCGCATCTTCATGTACTGGTCCATCGGCATGTTGCGGATATCCTCCGCTGTCAATGTTTGGTATTCCGTCTGAGTTTCCATTGGCCCAACAGGGGGAGCCGTTACTGGCGCACCCCGCAGGCGACCTTGCTGTTGCGCAGTCGCTTGCTGGATTGATTCAATAATAGCATTACTTCTCTCAGTAAGCACTGCAATTGAGTTTTCTATCTCTTCTTCGGTATTACCAAAGACGAGGTCTTGTAATTCAGGGATAATGCTGTCAGCAGCATCTTGAACACGGCTGTTGCGATAAGCCGTTAATTCTTGGATACGGCGCTCTTTTTCAAGGAGTGCTTCCTGTGCGGCACGCTGGGTTTCAATGGCATCAATACGTGCTTTGTAGTCTTTTTCTACATTTTCAAAACGCTGAGTCCACTCATCTTCCTTTTTAAGAAGCAGTTCTTTAGCACTAAGTTCGTTGTGCTCACGTTGCTTAAGAATTTCTTGTTCTTGCTTTGCACGCTCTTCTGCTTCTTGGCGGGCTGCTTCACGCTCTGCGGCGATGATAGCCATTTGCTCTTCCATGCTTTTTACACGGGTGTCAGCCTCTTCAAGACGCTTGTACATCTTGTCTTTTTCCTGTTTACGGATGTTTTCTACTTCATCCTCAGAAAAGAGTTTAGAGTTACTTTTCTTCATTGCGTCTTCAACGAATTGCTCTACTTGGGGAGCATCCGCAGGGACTGAAATAATGTCCCCTTCGGGACCTGGGTTTCTTGCCATGAGTATTACCTACTTTGTTAGTTTGGCTTATATGAACTTGTTTAGTGCTACGTTTAGTTATCTTCGTCAGGGTTACGGCGTTGTGCAAAACGAGCGCCATAAGCCCTGGATACTATTTTATTTACAATTTCCTCTTCCATCGGCATTGCTGCACCAAGTCCAGGCATCGGGGAAGCGGGGCTTTCCGATGTGGATACATTACCACCTTCTGAAGGTGCAGGCTGGGCACCTCCGTCAGGCTGTGTAACCATTCCAGTAGCAAGCATGATGGCTTGCTGAATCTGCGCACGCATCATGTCCAAGGCACCTTGGTCAATAGCGTCATCTTGCAGTTCTTCAAAAATTTCAGACAACTTCTCACGTGGGAATTCTTCACCAAGGATGCGCAAAGCGCCTTCTTTTGATTCAAGCCCAAGTTGCATCTTGGCTTGCACTTCATTCAACTTAATAAGAACATCAATAGGAAGTGGCTCAGGCCAGTGAATACTTGTTCGGTAAGTTAGAGGGTCAGCAGGGTCTAACTGTGGAAGTTGGTCACGCTCTGGTTCTGAAGCCTTACTTGGGTCGTAATTTAACAACCATGGTTCAAAAATTGCAGCAGTACGAATAATGATTTCGTTAACACGCTCAAGACCCTTAGTAAAGTGAATCTTCTTCATGCTGTAGCGGTTCATCATTGGCTGGTATTGAATAGCCAAAGCCACGCCAGAAGTGTTTGAAATGGGTTGCATTTGCCCAAGAGCAGTTTCAGGGACACCTGTAATCTCATGCATTGTGCGCTTAATGAAATTGACGTACTCCAAGGCACCAGACATTTCACCACGAGATTCAAGGTTAAAGACGTTGGCATCTTTAGGAAGACCTGCCCACACCTTCTTAGGTCCACGCTCCAATTGAGAAGCCTTAGCGCCAGTAATAATTGTTACAGGAGCAGCGTGATAGTTAATGATGTCTGAAACTTCAGTCATCTTCTCGTTTAGTTCACGGTTAAGTGGGATGATATCCCAGATGTCTGACTGACCCCAAGGAGAAGACGAGATAGTTGTATTAGGAATGTGTACAACAGGAATTTGACCCAAAGCATTAGGGTATTGGTCAATCAGTTCGTCATTAACAAACTGTTGAACCATATCGTCAGACAAGATTTCAACAAAAGTGTAAACCTGACGAGTACCTTCAGGGGATGTTCCCCAAAAACGATACTTAAGTTTAAAACGAATTAGACGGTCACGGTCATGCGGGTGGTACTCAGGGAAACAATGCGCTGGGTTAAGAGGGATAATACGAATACGTCCCTCGTGCTGCAAGCCCACAGAATCCACATAAGGCTCTTCGTAGGCAATCTTTACGAAGCAATCGCCTGTTACTGACGCTAGTTGTCCCATTTCCCAAAGAACATAATGCTTGTTGTTATCGCCATCCCACACTTTGTGAAGAAGTGGTGGGATTACAGCAGCATTCTGCTCAGGGACATGAAATTGAATACCTTTACCAAAACAAAAGTTAGTAATGTAGTCCGACATAGTGCGGACGTAGTTCATATAGAACTGTGATTCGCCCATCTCACGGCGGTAGGACCAGTGGTGACCAAGATACCAAGCCCATGCGGCTGAGTAGCGGTTTAGGCGTGGGCCATGGACTTCAAACTCTTCGTCTGCAAGTTCTACTAGCCCTAACGGGCTAATAGCAACTGTTAGGTCGCTTGATGCTGCTCTATATGAGGGTGACCAAAAGTCAACTGCCATGGATTAGACCTTACTACAGTTTTACTGGGCAGTTTTCTTAGGGGCTGCCTTTTTGGCTGGAGCCTTCTTAGCGGCTTCCTTTTTTTCTTCAACTGCTACAGTTACTTCTTCTACAAGTTCAGGAAGTTCCTGTGATGCCTTAGTGAGGAAGTTTGCTGTTCCCTTGTCACCTACAAGTGTGCTTGCGTATGCAAGACCTGTAATGACAAGAGGCATGATTGCGGCTTGTGCGCCAGCATCAATGTTTGCCTTAGCAAGAAAATAAGAAAGTGCGCCAACAACTGCACCCTTTAGAGTTTGGTCTGCGACCTGTTGATTCTTCGTAGCCATGAGTGCTCCTTGTGATAGGGTATCCTTTAATAATACTGTATCTAGAGACTTACTGCTCTTGAATCTGTGCATAGAATGGAGCACCCGTATGAGGGTCATAATGAGCCGCAACGGTAAGGGCCTTGAGGGCAAGACTTTTCGCTTGGGGAGCGGTCAACTTCTTCTTGGGAAAAAGAGCCTTAAGAGCACCCAATGCGTATGGGCCCCCCGTCCCCAAAGCGTAGAGACCATTGTTGTCGGAAGCCCACGAATAGTCGCTATCAATAACATAGATAACACCGTTAATAGCCACGAGGATTGATGACCCTTGCTCTGCAACATGGTCTGATTGGTCATTATTAGGGGACGAATAACCCTGTGAATCAAAGCATTCTCGTAAATCAGGAATAAACTTTGAAGTAAAAAACTTGTCTAAACGTATTCCAAGAAGAGTTGCTGGTGGTGCTGGAGGGTTAAAGACATGGTGCAAAAGGTTAATTGCACGCATATCTCCAGCCGCTCCAATGATATATTTGCCGTTTTTGGCAACCTTGCCAGAACCAGGGCGCACTGTAGATATCCGTGATACAAACCCATTTGAGTCTGTATCCGAAATGCGTGAATCGTTAGCAATTATGGCGTAACCATCACCCTGTATTCCAACAATAGTTGTCATTCTCCGAACACTTTTCCTTTGTAAAACATTGTTCCATCGTGGATTGGAAGCATTTCAGGATGAAACGGACCATCACCTTCTTTGTAGTGTATTACCCCTAAGCCTTGTTGCCAGTCTTCCACAATGGTTAGTGGGCGACCATCAAGGTCAATACCACCCTTAGTTGAAGGTACTTCACCTGATACACGAGCAAGGCAACCAAATGAAATAGCAGCAACTGTTTTTGCACCATCCCAATCTTGGCGTGTGCGTTCTGCCCATTCACGGCGATGGATATGTCCATACACAACAGAAACTTTCTCTGTGCTTAGGTACTTGTGGGCAGTAGAACCACCTGAAGCAACTTTGTGACCATGAATAATTTTAATTCGGTTGTTTAACCAAAGTTGACTTGCAGGGTATCCAGCAAGGTACTCAACACCAAAGTCGTCCAAACGGCACAGGAAGGGCACAGAGAGCACAGGAAAACTATCTGGCTTGTTACCCTGCTTTAAACCAAAAGATGCTTTTGCGTTATCTAAAATTGAGTTTGTAAGGCGTGCCTCGTGGTTACCTTCAATCCAAACAATACGAGCATACGGTGCAGCATCTCGTAGTTGTGCACAAAGGGTAGTCATGTAGTCAATGGTTGCTTGTGTAGTCAATGCATACGCAGGGCTTAGACGGTACTTACCAAATTCTGGAAAGTCAGTGTTATCCCCATTTAATGCAATGATGTCAGGCTTTTCTGCTTTAACAACTGCTACTGCATAAGAAATAGCAAGGGGGTCATGCGTAGGGGTTAGATTTCCATCTCGTCCTCTAAAAAAACCTGCCTGAATATCAGGAAGTACAACGCATTTCTTCCAATCAGAAAGAGATGGCTTTACAGTAACTTTTGGAAGTTTAATTGCAGGACCTTGGCGTACTGGGTCCCATGATGGGCCAAACTGAGGTTTAAACTGTTCAGTTAGTTGGCCCACATCCACAACTTCCATTAATGTGTCGTTGGATACTGCTTGTGGATATTGATTGTCCTAAGTTTTTAAGAACACGATGTAACCATGAAACACTATATGTTTTTGATTTACCGTTACCAATATCTGAGCGGATTGCGTCTACAACTCTGTCAAGAGTTTCTTGGTCTTGCACATCCAAATTTGGGCGGATACGCATCAACTTACAGTCGGTGTTGTCCCTTCCCGCTTTTGGATTAGCAAAAGCCTCTGTGAGGCTCATGGGCTTTTTGTTATCCATATTTCCTAACCTTATTCCGAATCATGAACTAGCACATGATTGTGGTCAGGATTATGTTAGCAGATTAATTCTTTTGATGTGTATCAATGTGGTTGTTAAGTCTGTCCCCAACCTTTTCCACAGTGTCTTGAACTTTGTTTAGTTTTAGCATGACTGCACCGTGGTCAGCAGAGTTCTTGTGTTTCATGTCTTTAAACTCTTTTATAGCAACAACAGCAACGCTTCCGAAGAGTCCAATAATGGCGACAACAATGGAAGCGATTGCAGGGTCCATGAGTTATCCTCGGAAAGCGGCGCTACGAGAAGGGCGTGTACTAATGCTTACGGGTGTCTCTACAGGACGAATAAAGCCACGATTATCAAAGATTCCACGCTTACCATCTTGAACAATTTCCTTGGCACGAAGGGCAACAACACCACCTTCTTGTGGGTCACGCACACGCATGTCATGGGCATCTCCAACTGATACTCCCTTAACTTTGACAACGGGTAGGTCAATAGATGCACCAGACTTATCACGAAGTGTTACTACGTTAGGAACAGGGTCACCTTTTTTCATGTCAAAAGGAACAGCCACATTTCTATGACCACGTTCTGTTTGTGTTTCTACAATTTGTTTAATACGATTAGTAGTTGTATTTTCTGTAATGCTATGAATCCATTCGTAGTTGTCATAATCATTAGAATCTTCATGGTCTACAACATCACCAGTGTTGAACTTAGTGTACTCACTAAAAAGAGTTCCAGGGCGTGAACCTAGAATAATTGGGGCAGAAGGCAGACGATGCCAACCAATATCAGAAGTACCATTAAGGCGTATAATAGGGGCTCGCCCTTCACGTGCTGCTACACGCTCACGTTGTCCAATCTGGTTATGAAGAAGTCCAAGGTATTTAGCAGGCTCATGCCAAGCCATAGCAGTACGTGCTTCTTTAGCAATTTCACCAGAAGCAAGACCTAGTTGACCAGACTTACCTAAACAAGCGGCTGTACAACCTTTTGTGTTTGAACCACAAGTGTTGCAACCTGGAATTTGTGAAGCGTTAGCAGGCTGCATGTATTGAATCCACTGATGGGAACCTAGAACAGAAGCAATACCAGAAGTGTCGTTGTGGTCAAGTTTTGTACTACCACCTAGTAAGTAAGGTTTTAAACCACCCCGCATAAGTCTTCCAGCCTTGGAAGTTCCTCTAGTATCTCGTGAGATAGCACCAAAAGTTTCTTGGGCTGCTTTAAGCCCTGGCCCTGAAGCATATTTAAGAACTTCATCTTCTGAGACTTCAGCAAGTCTTTTTTCTAAACTGGATATATGGTCAGCAGCCATCAGTCGGGTACTCCATCAATGTTATCTTTGTTAGCCGCACGATAAGCGGATAAACCTTTTTTCTCCCAACGACTTGGTCCACCTGATTTGTAGGTCAGGCGTGAAGGGTCGTTGAGTTTTGTAGACTTAAACCGCTGAGGCTTAAAAGCATCCAACGGGTCTGTAAAGATTTCACCGTTTCCTGTTAGGCGGCGCTGACGGTCAATACCGCCCTTTGGACTACGGCGTGGTGGTACATACGGGTTATGAATGGCTGTAGCCGCTTCAAAGTATTTGTAATGTGTTGCAGCCTCTGCAAAGGCCATACGCCGAGCAGCAGCCGCAGGCTTAAAGTTGTACGTAGTTTTAAAACCAGCGTACACTGCCGCAATAGGTATACCACCCTCAGCACTCTGGATACGCAGTGACGATTGGTACGGCGTAGGTTCAGAGTCTTCGGCGGCACCAGGAGTTGGTGCTTCGCCGTATTCCATTACTTAGTCGTAAACTACAGTTGGGTTTGGACGGTTCATGTGTCCACCCGTGTTGTACTCATACTCAAAGGATGGCATGCCATCTCCTGCTACAGCGCCCTGTACGAACTCTGAGAGGACCGCAGGGGCTTCAATCCATGAAGCAGCACCTACGTGAGCACGCTCTTGCATTGTCTGCTCTGGGTGCTTGTAGAACATCTCTGGGTTGTTATGGTTCATACGCATGGGCGATGGAGCGGTGTCCATATATGCGCCTTGTGCAAAATCGTTAGGAACATCGGTGTCAGTTGCGACACCCTCTTCAAAGCGAAGAGGACCTTTGTTCATTGGGATTGATGGCGCAAAGCCACGCTCAAACATGGTGGGCGACTTCTCAGGGAACATCGGGGCGGGTGCTACGTTCACAAAATCCTCCAAAAGGGACTGGGGTTACTTGTATATAAGGGTATCATATTTCAACGGAAAAAAGGATTATCAGCCACCAAAATGGTCGGCATCGTATCTTGCGTAGTCATTTGGCAAGCAATCGCCAAACTGTCGGGGTAGTCATCAAATGCACCCTTTTCGTCAGGAGCCGCCGCAAGTAAATAAGGTCCACGATAAATCTTTTCAAGGTCAGACATTTGCTGGTTAAAACGTTTCCAGGTTCGGATTCTACGGGCTTTAGAATGACCAGGAATTACAAGTTGGTCACGCTGAATAAGTTCTGTTAGGTGCACCCAACGTTCATTCTGATTCTTGGCATCTGAGGTAACCGCAAGAACTTCAATGTCAGGCAGAAGCAGTTGTAGACGTTCTGCGACAGCACCACCGACACCCTGAGAGTCCACACCAATTCTCATACAATCGTAGTTGCGCAAGAAATCAATAATCTGGAAATACTGAGATTCCCATTCCTCGTTGTTAATCTCAAGCCAATTGAGAACACGATGCTCGTAAAAGCCAAATGGGTCTGGATGGTCCCAATCAACCCAAACAACGGTAACTACCGTGGAGTCATTTGAACGGGCTACGTCAATACCAGCCACAACAGGAGTACGCCACCATTGCTTTACAACGTTCATGGAGGCATCGTACATACGGTCTAGGCGCTCCTCAGTAACAAACATACCCTTTTCAAGAATCCAACGATTCATGTAGGACATCTGGAATTCGTCTGAGTCTTCTCCAATACGGAGTTTTTCTTTAGAAATGAAGTTTAGGTAGTTCTTGTTGTATTTAGCCGCTACCTTCCAGTCATACTCAAAGTGTTGCTGGCGCTTTGATTTACCGCCTACAGACCTACGCTTGTTATATTGAATCATTTTATAAAAGTAAGACTTGTAACGGGTAGCGGTACCAGTAAGGCAGATAGAACCGTTGTTGAACGCCAACATGGGTTTGATTGACTTAGCAATCATGGTCTCATCGGCTTCCTGAGCCTCGTCAATAAGGACAAAGTGGTAGGTCTTAGATTCAATTTTTGCCTTGGGGTTACAGGTTTGCATACGGCAGATAGAGCCAGCATTCTTTAGGCTGATTAGTTTACCCTTACCACGAGAGCCACCAGAGGCTGCTTTGTCGTCAATCTCAGGGTCAAGTAAAAACTGAAGTGCATGTTCACTTGTCAGTTTTGAAACGATACGACCAAAGACGGTATCGGCTTGGTCTTCAGTTGGCGCAAATACCCCAACCCAAAAGCCCTTGTCAAACTTAGAAAGCCATGTTGGGTAGACCTTAGCCAACTTAGGAAGGATAACCATGAGGGACGCACAGACATTAGAAAGTACTTCTGACTTACCTGACTGGCGGGTTGCGATGACTGTGATTTCTTCACCGTCACCAATAACAATAGATTCAATTAAACGGTAAGCAATGGGAATCTGATAAGGAAATAACTCAACGTCACAGAATTCTTCTGTAAAGATAATTAACCTTTTAACTAGGTTGTCAAGAAACTCGGCGGAGGTTTCATCAAGGTCGTCCGCTTGCTCGTATTCTTCAATTTCTGATTCATCAAGTACTGTCACGTATTACAGCATACACGAAGGGCGAAGTCGGGGGCCCCACACAGGAGGGAGAGAAGTGGGACCCCCTAGAAGACTCGGTGGAAAGGGAACACCGAAATCTTCGTTCTTGTCATACTAGCATTTAGGTATACCTATTTGTCAATGCTTCTATTAGAAATTTCTTCCCAAAGGTCGTTGAGGACATCCAGTGCCTCGTTTACCTGCTCAGGAGACTTGTCCTTATAACGCCAGCCATCGTAAGCCATACCTACGCTCATTAGCGTAGTATCCATCCATGAAAGAAGTGATGGGGTATCTAACTTTTTAATGCGTGGGTGAAGTTCCTTGGTGGGTGCAGTGCGCTTCCAAATCATTACCATGCTCCGATTTCCGTAGGGGCTGTGTCCATCAACCTACCACCTACAACGGATAATTCACCATCTATAGAGTTTGTGTAATGCTGTTTATGACAAATACCAATTTGGAATGTGCGTTTCCACAAGTTTAAATGAAGACCTGTACCTACACGCCATGGTTCATCAATCTGCTTCATAAATCCAATACTTGCAAAGCGTGTGCCTTTAGGGACATAGTCACGAGTAATCCAATAAACAGGACCAACAACTTGCAGGATGTTGAGTGTGTCTTTTAAGACAATGCGCCCAAATGTATTAGCGGTAATGACACAAAGCCAAATACCTTGAGAACCCCAAAGAATAAATGCTACGGGTGATAGTAGGAATGATGCAACAAAAAGGCTCAGTGAGCCATAACCAATTAACTTTTTCATATTATTTACAAATCAGAACAAAATCTTCCATACTCTTCACTGCCAGGTGAAACTCTTGAATAGCCATAAGACTCTAGAGGGTTGTTAATAAAACGCCCTTTTGAGTTTGCACCACGAAAAGATTCGTAGGTAGCAACAGGTACATTAGTATACTTATAGGTTGCATCGCCACCCTGTTGTTTAGAAGGGCGAGCAAACTTTACGTAGACAGTACCAGAGTTGATTACTTCCCGACCTAAAGTTTGGTCAGTGCTTCTGGAACCTGGTACAAACTTGTGTGCAATAACACGGGTACTTTTAGTTGGACCACGCCCGTAGTTTTCGGGTTTATTAGGAAGTGGGGTAACTCGGTAAGTACCAAAAGTACGAGATTCTATTTGTTCTCTGTACTGTTGTTCCTCTTCATCAGATATCTCTTCGCCACGGGCTTCACGCAAACGGCGTTGTTTAAGAAGTTCTCCAACTTCACGCTGGCGTTTGTTCTCTTCTCGTTGAGCGGTGTAGTAGCCACTGAAATTGTCTGCCATAAGGCTATTTTACCTTATTCAGGCTTAGGGAGTGCTCGCCATGCTGCTTCAAATTTTACAGCATCTTTTGCCATCTCAGGAGAAAGTTCTAAATGCAACCACTTCCCCCCAAAACTTCCTGCATTATCATCCTTGGTAAATAATTTTACCCCTGCCTCGTTCTCACCTCTTGAGCACCTGAAACCTCGTCCATAGCCAGGTTTTCCATCCTTGACATCCTTATCAAAGGCGTAGTCGTGAATCTCCTCAATGCCTAGTTCCTTGGTGTATTTGATAAACCAATCCCACATGGCAACGCCAACCTTACGGTCTGTATAGCCGATGTCTATAGCAGCACCAGTAGCGTGAACAGACATCCACTTTTCCATACCAGGGTCGCCAATCTTCTTACCCTCAGTGTGAGAATTCCTCATCAATCGGGCCTGATAAATCCCCATATTGGTGGTTTTCCAACGGCGATGGCACAAATCAGCGAGTTTTACCGTTCCAGGCTGCGCCTTCTTGCCATCAAAACTGGGGTAATAAGAGTATTTGCGAGGCATAAAGATTCCTTTAAAGTGGGATAGGTCTATTTTAGCCTATATTTTAATAATGTAATTAAGAACCATTGTTGGTTGCATGTTATTGTGGGCTCCACCGCCACCTGTATCTTGGTTGGTTGCTGTGTTTGCAATGTTGGTTGCCGTGTTTGTATTTGCAGAGTAAGGACCCTGATAACTGCCTTGGTTAATATGTTGGACAGCCGCAACTAATGTAGTAAAGGAACCAGAATTTCCACCTCCAAAGTTGGTTCCTGACATACCAAAAGATTGTCCAGGACCAAGGTCGTGACCATGGGCGTTTTGATTATGGTTGTGTGAGTTCTGTATATGTGTATGGCTAGGCATTTCAGCACTTGTCAATGTCACATACTGTGACCCAACAACTGTTCCTGAACTATTGGCAATGTCCAGACGACCAGCATCTGTGCCACCCATATTGTCAATACCAGCAACTGTGCGACCTCTAAGGTCGGGAAGTCGGAAGTCTGTTCCTGCCTCACCGCCAGTGTTGTAAGTAGTTCCTATAACTGCAAACAAATCAGGATAAGTAGCACGAACAAGTGTTTGTCCATAACACAACAACCAACTAGTTGGTGCAGAAGAACCAGCAAAGGCTGTTATAGAGCCAGTTGGGTGTTGGGGAACATAAGAGTCTGTTTGTAACCAAAAAATATTAGTTAAATTTTCATCATCAGCAGTAACTACAATTTGGTCACCTGCTATTGGTACAGCCCATGGTGCTTTACGCCCAATGTATGAAATAGATACTTCGGAGCCAGAACCCAACAATGCTGGGATTTTTATACGGATTTCTCCTGTGTTCTTATTTGAGTAAGTAACAAGTGCTCTATGAATTGGGTGTGGACTGTGCATTTACTCTTCGTTATCAGTACTTGGGGCTACTTGGAGTTTCTGTAATGCTGCCTTGTAAGCGATGTTTTCAAGGGTAAGGCGTTTTACTTCTTCAAGTAGGCCATTGATAAGGTCGTCAGTTTGTAGTTCCATTTAAGGCTCCTTTGTTATGTTGTAAGTATACATATTTATAATGCATTCAAAACCGTTTTTTTGTTAGCAAAATGGCGAAGTTGGTTGTGGACATACGACAACTGCTTAGGAGCCTGAATCTCAGCAAAGTCCATAACACGGGAAACCTCAGTAAGTTCTACGTATGAAGGTACTCCATAGTATTCCCTAAACCGCAAGATACCTTCTTGAAGTTCAGCCAGTTCTCTCTGGTGTACTTCTTCGTAATCCCAAATAGCAGGGTTGCGAGAAATGATGAAACTCAATGAACTAGATGCCATCCTCTTAAACAAGATGTTTGAAATGCCAGCACTAAGGGGCGTGATGTTGTCAGGACGGACACGTGCCTCAGTGCTTCCACTGATGAACTTACTAATTTGCATGGGGGTAAGTTCCTTGATTAGGTCTATTTCATCCTCTGTAAAGCGAAGTGTTCCCATGTAGTTTTTAGCAGTAACAGCCACATTTTCAGTGCTGTTAAAAGGCTCATCGGCAAGAACAGCCCATTCATAAATAAGGCGTAAAACTTCTTGAAAGGTGCGACCCACAACTGGAGCAATAGAGTTGTTTAATTTGTTAACAGCCAAGTCAGCCAATTCTGGTTTATTTTGAGTATTAGATTCCACATACATAATATGTCCGAGACCTGCCACAGACATGAATGGCTCATAGGCAACAATTTCGGCAAGACTGTTAATCAGTGAACTGTCTAGTTCTTCTACATAAAGGCTTTTTGGACCGTAATACCCATTATCACAACGCCAATCAGCACCGTCAATAACACCTGACCCAGAGAAAATAAACGTTCCAGAAGTTGCGTCCACAGGACGGTCATACAAGTCAATTATGCGTTCTACTGGGTAGAGGTTTAACACTTGTGTGACACCATCCCCAAATGCCACAAGGTTTTGAAGAGGTAGTTTTTGAAGTGGATGTTTCCATGCGGCTAGTAGCGAACCATCCTGCATTACAAAAACGTCAACAAAGTCAACGCTTTCATATCCAATTGGGGTTTGAATCCAAATATCAACTTCCGTTGTGTTTTTTGGTAAATGCTCTAATAGAAAAAAGACCTTGTGCGTAGACAAGACATCAATATTGAATGGTTGTGTTTGAATCATGTTGTTCCTTTATGGTCCATAGTACTTGAACGTTACACCGCCCGCAACACCAGCACCATACCAACCCTGTCCACCTGTGCCTACAACAACACCACCAGCAACAACGGAGCCGTTAGCACCAGTGCTTTGTGTTCCACGACCACCACCACCGTTACCTCCGTTTAGACCATATGCCCCTCCACCTGCGCCACCTGCGCCACCATTATGATTTGCACTTCCTTGTGTAGCAGCATTTGCTCCTACAGCATCAGTTCCGCCACCGCCACCGCCTGCATAATAACCAGCATCTGTTGTATAGATAGGACTATTAGGGTTATTACAAGAGTTGTATGCAGTACAGTTACCATATTTGTCTGTTGAAGCACAACCACATGAAGCGTCAGTCCATTGGTTGTAACCTGAAACATACGTGTAGCCATAGGTATTGCTTCCACCAGCCTTTGAAGTGTTATCTCCAGAACCAGAGGAACCACCAGTACCACTTGGGGCACCACTAGCACCAGGGTGTGCGCCAGCGCCACCACCAGTTGCTGTATAGGTTGTGTCACCAATAACTAAAGTTGAAGAACCGCCTGCGCCTGCGCCACCCGTGCCTCCGCCACCGTTTCCGCCACCGCCACCGCCACCTATAGTTCCTGTAATGTTCTGTGTTGCAGTAGCCGAAGATACTTTAGAAGCAGCAAGTCTGTAGCCACCGCCACCTCCACCTGCGTAGTTTGCACCACCGCCACCGCCGTATATAAGCATTTCATAGATAGTTGGGGCTATTGCTGAACCACCAGTTGGTGTTATGGATGGAACAGATACTGTGTATGAACCTGCGGAGGTATTAAGGTATGTCTTCAAACTCCAAGTAGTAAACGTTGTATTAGAAGACGTTGTAGAGCCAACAGAGTTAGTTGCTATTGCACGAACATAATAAAGGGTGCCAACAGCAAGACCCGTTTGGTTTGAATAAACGGATTGACTTCCACCAGTAATACCTGTGAGAGTTGCGCCATCTGTCCAAGTTGAACCGTTAGTGCTGTATTGAAACTTAACGCTTGTAGTTTCGTTGTTAGGGGCTACTGTTGCATTAAAAGTGGCTCGGTCTTGGTTAAAGTTAGTAACAGCACCAATAGTTAGCGTAGGGGCTACAATAGTTACCGCACCACCAAAAAACCCACGGCGGATTGGCATTATGCGCTCAAATCGCCAATAAGGACATAACTGTTAGAGCCAATACAAAACAAAGCCGCACCTGAATATTGTGCTCGTAATTTCAATCCAGGCGTACCAACAAGTGTTGCACCACCAGCCGCAACTGTTACTTGACCAACCCCAAGGCTTAATAAATCAATGCTTTGACCAGCAGTTAATCCAAGTGAGGTGCCAACAGTTACAGTCACAGCCGAAGCGTTGCTTAATGTAACCATCTTTCCTAAGTCTGCTGTCAACAATGTGTATGTTGTTCCCGTTTGTGTATTGACTACTTGTGCTGTAGTAAAGTCTCCAATAGGACCTGTTGCGCCTGTCGCTCCAGTTTCTCCAGTTGCTCCCTGTGGACCAGTAGCGCCAGTTTCTCCCTGAATACCCTGAATACCTTGTGCACCCGTGGCACCAGTTGCTCCAGTAGCGCCAGTAGCGCCAGTAGCGCCAGTTGGCCCTGGTGGACCCGTAAGGTCTGTGTAGATGACAACCCATTTTTCTCCATCCCACTTCCACGTTTTACCAGAAGCGGTATAAAGGTCGTTTGTGTTTGGAGAGTTTGGAAAGTCAATAGCCATGGTTAGTACTTAATGATGTAGTTGATTGCTAAAAATGGGTTCATTAAACCAAGTGCGGTGTTTGCAAATCCACCGTCACCTGAATTAAAAGGGTCAATATTGGTGTTGTGGGTATGGTCAACGCTGTGCCCACCTGTGTCAAAAGCGCCAATATCTGTATAGTGTATGTGGTTCGCTGAAGTAGCCCCAGTAAAGTGGGTGTGGTCAGCCCCTGCAAAATTTGTAATGCCAGTGTTTGAAAGACTAGTCCCTGATGCGGAAACACGTGCTCTGGCAGTACCGCTACCAGCATCTGTTACAAAATACAGCCTGTGCTCGTGGTCGGCACTACCAGTTCCAGTCCCATGACTGTGGTCGGCACTGTGTCCACCTGAACCAGTGTTTGGGGGGTCAACACCATGGCTATGGTTAGCACTTACCCCAGTTGAGGTCGTATTGGGTGGGTCTACAGAGTGGACATGTGTAGGAAGGTTACTTGAGGCAATAACAACACTTTCTGCACCACCAGTTGCTGCAAGCGCTCTTGTTGTTAGACCAGTTCCAGAACCAGCGCCGATTGGCATACGACTACGCATGTCAGGAACATTAAAAGTAGTTGTACCATCCCCACTGCCGTATGTTGTTCCTATCAGTGCAAACAAGTTTGCATAAGTTGTTCTGCTTACTGCTGCTCCGTTGCAGAGAAGCCATCCTTCTGGCGAAGTTGCTCCAGCGTATGGCATTAATCCGCCGACTGGAATTAAGGGGTAACCACCAACAACATTGTCGTCAGCAACAGATATGCCTTCTTTGACTGTAAATCTTGTTCTTGCCATTTTTACTCTCCGTCCGTTGAAACAGGGTCAGGCTTGATTGTCCACAAATTAGTAGCACTACTCAAATCCCAGTTAGCCCACGATGCAGGACGACCCGATTCTGGGGTTACTGGTAGTTGAATGGTGTTTTCAAGAGGATAAGAAACAGTAGATGTGATATCTCGCATCTCTTGTCTCCAGATGCGCCAATCGTTTTTAATTTCCTCAGAAAGAGGGCAGTCTGGCATTTGTGTCCAGTCTGATTCTTTCAGAAGAACATCACGCATTTCACGAAGTGCCTGAGCAAGTTCTTCTTGCGTTTGTGCACCTAGCCCTGTTGTTGAAAGTGTCCAACCAAAAATTTGAATTAACATTTTATAATCCTACCAAACTAGAAATAACTTTAACGTATGCGCTGGTTGTTCCAGCATCTGTAACGGTTGCTTGTACAAGAACGTCAGAACCACTAATAGAAGTAGAGATTGTTAAGGGAATACGTGTAGTTCCTAACTCAATAACACCATACTCGGCAAGGGTTGGCGTAGTTCCGTTATGAATTAGTAGAATCTTTGACACGGTGTATTTTGACCCTTGAGTAACTTGAATAAGGAATTCACCGCTTCTCATGGCTGTCTTATCAAATCTAGTAATTGTTGTAGCGCTATTAGTTGTAAGTGTTGTTTCTTGAACAGAGCCAGAACCACCACCAATCATTTCTACCCAAGCAGAATCGTAGTAAATAAATGTTTTACCAGTGTCTGATTCAAACCAAAAAGCGCCAATAGATGGAGATGATGGAGGAGTATCTGCAATACTAATACTTGCACTAGTAGCACCACTAGCAGAAGCATTTGTCCATAATGTTCCGTTGTACATTAAAACTTGGTTAGTTACAGGGGATGTAACCGCAACGTCTGAAAGGTCATCAATAGAACCAACAGTAGAAGCAGTACCAGGAACAAACTTAGTTCCGTTGTATTTAAGTACTTGGTCGCTGGCAGCACCAGCAGGGTCAATCTCAACACCCTTGACAAATAAAGATTTGAGAAAGTTAGCCATAATAGTCCTCTACTAAGGTAGCACAGGGCTACCCTAAGCCAAGATTACTACTCGGTATTGGTTAGCAGTTGGTGCTGCCGCAAAGTTTACAGTAGTTGTAGGTACAGCCGAACCATCGTTTACATTAGTAATGTCAGCGTAGACAACTTCTCCAGAAGACACTTCATAAACATTGACTATTACATCGTTTGTTCCTAAACCATGTGCAATGGCATATGACGTAGCCGATGTAGAAAGGGTTTCAACATGCTTCTTTTTTGTCCATACAGGAGCAGATGCGCCTGCAACAAGGACATGGCCTGATGTACCAAGACCAAGAGTGCTTGTAGTAGCAGAACCTGTTTGGTAAACGATTGAACCAGCGGCACCACCAGTAACGTTAGTTGCTGTTGTAGTGGTTGCTGAGTTACCTGTGTACTCGGTAGCCGACAACACTTGTGTACCAGCAATTTTAATGACTTTGGTTGACGCAAGGTCAATATGCTCAGAAGATGTCCATGCTGATGTAGCGGATATCCAGTTCCATGTCTTGTCAGTAGCACCTTTAAGGGTAAGACCACCGCCATTGGCTGTGGAATCCGTAGGGGAAGCAACATCACCTAAAACAAAAGTAATGTCATCAACAGTGACTACTGTTGAGTTAATAGTAGTTGTTGTACCTTCAACGGTTAGGTTACCTGCAATAGTAACTGTTCCAGAGGCATTACCGATGTTGAGAGTAGTAGCCGCACCAGCAAAGTTAACTGTTGTAGCCGTTGTGTTAATAAGGTCAAATGAAGAACTACCTGTAGTAAGCGAGGTTGTAATTGCAGGGCTGGTACCAAATACAAGGACACCAGAGCCAGTTTCATCAGAGATGACTCCAGCCAGTTCAGCAGATGTAGTAGCCGCAAAAACGCTTAACTTGTCAGTTGTCTTAGCAACGTTAGTGATAGCACCAGAGGAACCATTGACTGTTGTAACGCCCGTAGAGGATGTTAAATACGTTGTGGTGTCTAGTTCCCACGTGTTAGCAGCAGTTTTTTTAAGGAAACCAGAAGTTCCTGTAAGGGCAGCAATGGCTGTAAGGTCACCATCAGCAGGTTGCCAAGTACCAGCAGCACCCGATGAAAGTTCTACCCATGCCGTACCGTTGTAATACTTGAGTTTGTTTAAACCACCGTTGGTATCAAAATAAATACCACCAGCCTTTTGGTTAGTTGTAGGTGCTGTACCAGCATTATGAACAACGGCGTTGAGGAGTTCATTGCCATTGATATTGACATTATTTAGAAACTTTGACATTTAATCCTCACGAAAAGTATGCTTTTCCACCAAAACTGGCGGAAAACGAAATAGAAACTTGGTTCTCTGTTATATATAATACATCACCTATGACCATGTTCCCGCCATTATCAACCACAGACACAGACGGGAAGAACCCCAAATTGTGAGAGATAGTCCATGTAGCGGCTGATGTACTTTGGTTATGTATATATGAAGCACCTGCTGGTAAAACAAAATTAAGAGTTTGAGAAGGAGCAGTTCCTGTAATGTTCACCGCAGCACTACCAACTGTGACAGTACCCACAGCAAGAACGTTGGCTGGTCCAGCCACACCTGGGTCATGTACTTCTAGTACTTCAGTAGTAGGGGCAGTTACAACAGAAACGTTTTTCTTTTGTGTAACTGTTACATACTTATTAGGTGTTTTTGTAACTTCTACAGTGCTTGTTTCGTTATAACTCATACAGGTGGTGCTGAAACCGCTGCTTCAACTACTAGGGTTCCAGATGATAGACAATCCCAATCACCTGCGGAATCTTGTACAAAAAGGTCAAATTGATATGAACCAGCAGGGACATTGTTGGCATTAGAAATATGCAATTCTAGGGTTGCGCCAGCCGCTGGAGCCAAATAACCACGCTTGCTGGCTGGGGTCAGGGCAATAACAGTGTTTTCTGCGGGTGTGC